ATGAGTTGCCCGGTATGTAACGGATACCCCGGTTGCCCAAGTTGCACACCGGAACCTCGAATGATAACCTGCCCTGCCTGCAACGGAACGGGCGAAATCTACTACAACGAGAACGGAGACCGAATCTCCGAGGAAGAATACGCCCTGCTGCCCGCCGATGCAAGAGAGGTTGAAAGTTGCGAAGAATGCTACGGGGCAGGTAGCATAGAAGATATTTACGGACTTGATTATGACTAACGCAATGAATGATAAAGACAAACAACACCGCTCGGAGGAATTTCAAGAACTAACCTCCAAAATAGACCGGCTCGAAAAAATAGCCCTATTGGGGGCAAAAAACGTCCTGACGATAGATGATGTTGCCCTAATAACAGGGTTCACGAAAGGGCACATATATCGCCTGACAAGCGGGCAAAAAATCCCGCACTACAAGCCCAACGGACGTACTCTCTATTTCAAGAAAGAGGAAATCGAAGATTGGATGCTGCAAAACAAGATACAAACAAACACCGAGATTGAAAGTGCAGCCACCACCTACACAGCAATCAACAAAAAAAAGTGAGTTATGGACGATAGCCTCAATACAGCGAAAGCCCGCATCCGGGCAGCCTTTGAATCCGGAATCAGGATGACAACGGCACAGGGAAACCGCATCGGCAAAACCGTCGATTTCCGCAAAATTGTATCGCTCCTCAAAAGCGAGGGATTCGACATACAAAGCTATTGGAACGAAAAGGACGGGCGGCGTTGGAAAACCTACTACCACCAATACCCGCTGCCGCAGAAAGGGACACGCATGAATGAATTGGGGCAATCCAAACTGCAATTATAAACCGGCTGGGGAGGCGAGGCGGCATTACGCTAAGGTGGTGATTTAAGTGCGCTCACGGACTTCGCCACCTCTATTTCGCAGGTTCGAACCCTGCCCCCAGCGCAAGCAAAGCCCGAAGCTGTAAGAGGGCAAAAAAAATCAGCAATTATGAGTGACATCATCGAAATCAAACAGGCTGAGATGCTGCAAGCAATCAACCGGGCGGAGGTAGATACCCAAATCGCCACCGCAAAGCAGTACCCTCGTGATATTTACGGGGCATTGAACAACATCAAGACAATCGCCACGCTCGACAATTCGACGGCAGAAGATTGTTTCTATGCCCTGCGCCGACAGGGGACACTCATCGAGGGCGTATCGGTACGCCTCGCAGAGATTATCGCCGGAGCGTGGGGAAATATGCGGGTACAAACCCGTATCATCGGCAACGACGGCAAGACGATCACGGCACAGGGCGTATGCCATGACCTTGAAACCAATCTTGCCGTTTCGGTCGAAGTGAAACGCCGTATCACGGACAAAAGCGGCAAAACCTACTCGGAAGATATGCAGGTTACAACCGGCAACGCAGCATCGGCAATCGCTTTCCGAAATGCAGTTCTGAAAGTAGTTCCCAAAGCCGTAACAAAACGGGTCATCGACGAAATCAAACAGGTTGCGCTCGGCAAAGCCATAGACCTCGAAACCCGCAGGCAGAATATGATTGCCTACTTCGGCAAACTGGGTGTATCGCAGACGGACATCCTCACCTACTGCGGCGTGAAACGTATCGAGGAAATCACCAGCGAAATGGTGTTCGAGTTGAGCGGCTTGAAAAACGCCATAAAGGAGGGCACAACGACCGTAGCCGAAACATTCAAGCAGAACACCGCCGACGCAGAGAAGTTGGCCGAGGACGCCCGAAAACAAGCCGAGGCCAAACGCCGCAAGGTGGCAGAGGCTGCCGCCGCAGCTACGGCTGCAACACAAGGTGGCGGACAACCCTCCGAAACATCGGAGGCCGTGAATCCCGAAACAGGCGAAGTAACAAAAAAATAACCGCTCGAAAGAGCATAATTCAATATAACAATGGATAACGTAGAAATCAAAAAATCGAATCTCGAAGCAGCGTACAAACAAGCTGACGACAACACGAAAAAACTGCTCGCCACATTGTTCGGCGATGCGGTAACAACCAAAGACGACCGCCCAGTAACGGAGCGTATCAAGACGTTCGAGGACGCAATGGCTGCACTCGACAGCAACCACCCATTTGTATGCGATTCCCGAGCGTTTTGCGCCCAATCCGACAACATCAGCCCTGATATGCTGGCGTATCTCAAACTCCGCATCATCTGCGCTGCCTTAAACGAGGGCTGGGAACCACAGTTTACAGAGGATGAGTGGCGGTATTATCCTTGGTTTTACCTCTACACACAGGCGGAACTCGACGACATGGGCAACGGGGAAAAGCAGGAGCGGCGAATGATTGACACCGCTGACTATGTAACTGAATATGCGGGCTTCGGCTGTGCGTCTTCGGATTACGCCCCCTCGTCTACGAATGCGCGCTTCGGCTCTCGCCTTTGCTTGCGGAGCAGCGACCTCGCCATTTACTGCGGAAAGCAGTTCATCAAATTATGGGCTGATTTCAACTTAACCCGCAAATAAAAATATCAGGGAGGGATTTTCACCCTCCCTATTTTCAAAACCTCAAAATTAACAGAAATGGATATTCAAAACATCGTAAAAGACCTGCAAAAGTGGCAGGAGGAAAACAAAGAAAACCGGAGCGTAATCATTATTACCTCTGAATGTATCGCAAAATCCGAGGGGGGGGGTAAACGCACCAGCGCATCTCTCATAGGGGTTGTTGGTTCAGAAGGGATGCTCGTGCCCTCCCTTGCAAATGCCATTACCCAACACTCCGATTTCATCGACCTACTCCGTAAGGCCACAAAAGTTGCGGCAATAGATACAATTTCCCAAACCATTAAAGACGTAAATTAGTATGAGCAATACAGTAATACGACCCAAAGACCGAGCCGAATGGCTCGAATACCGCAAAGACGGTATCGGTAGTTCCGAAGTAGCGACAATCCTCGGCCTCAATCCGTGGGAAACTCCTTACCAGCTATGGAGACGCAAAAAAGGGCTGGACGCCCCCAAAGACGAAACCTTTGCGATGAAAGCCGGGCATTATCTCGAAGATGCCGTATCGCAGTTTTGGGCTGACGCAACAGGCCGAGAGGTCATCAAAAGTTCAGCCGGAGATTGGTTGTTCAAGAACAACGAAAAAGGGTTCTTGCAAGCCTCCCCCGACCGTACTTATTGGCTGGACGGCCACCGAAACCCGAACAACAAAGGGATATTGGAGTGTAAAACAACCCAAATGTCAATCGACCCCGACGACCTGCCGAAGCATTGGTTCTGCCAGGTTCAATACCTGCTCGGAGTTTCGGAATTTAAGCAAGGTTCGCTGGCTTGGCTCTGTTCCGGCCGAGAATTCGGGTACAAGGACATCGCATTTGTTCCGGACTTCTTCGGATGGATGATTGAGGAGGTTGAACGCTTTTGGGTTGATAACATCATCGGAAACGTGGAACCGGATGCGACTACCGTTACGGACGTTATCACGAAATACGCCCGCCATACGGAGGGAAAAATCATTGAGGTTAGCGATGACATCCTCTCGGCCTGCAATCAACTGAAAGTGGTAAAAGCAGAACTTGCCAAACTCGAAGCCACCAAAGAAGAACTCGAATCGAAAATCAAAATGGGCTTCGGGGATGCAGAAGCCATCAGTTACGGAGGCCAAACCCTCGCAACGTGGAAAACGTCCAAAGACAGCGCAAAATTCGATAGCAAGGCTTTCGGGAAAGTCCACCCCGACCTTGCACAAGAGTTCACGAAGATAGTACCGGGCACACGCCGATTTATCCTAAAATAGAGGGAATGTATGCAATATCAAACCAGCAGCGAGAGGAAATTATCAAACTTCTCGCTGCTTTACAAGACCTGCCCGACAAAGATACCAAGACTATCAATATCAAACGCCGAGCGGTCATACTGACAAGGAAGTTGAACAATAAAAAGCAGATAGACAATGACACCAAATGATTTTTTAGGGCAATTATGGGAGTATAAACTGAACAGTTAAATTTTCTTCGCTCAAAATATGATTGCATTATAATCATTTTATTATTTTCGCAAAACCAAAAGTAACAGAGTATGAATAAGAAAGAACATAGCACTGTATATGGGTGGGAGTGGCCGAAAGGCCTCCCTACGCTCCTGTTATGCGTGGTAGCCCTAAATACGGTGCTTTTTAACACTATACGGCTATGATTACGTTACGTTCCAATCAATCAGAGCCGATAAACAAGGCGATTGCATTCTTCAACGAAAAGAAGCCGAAACCGAGTTTGATAGTACTCCCCACAGCGTGGGGAAAATCAATCCTTACTGCTTTCGTTGCGAAGAACTGCACGGATAAATTGCTCGTTTTACAGCCCTCAAAGGAGCTGTTGGAGCAGAACTACAAAAAATACCTATCGCTATGCGGGTTCGTAACCAACGCCGGTATCTACTCCGCATCATTCGGTCGAAAGGACATCGCACAAATTACCTACGCCACTATCGGCAGCATAAAGTCGCTCGGAGCGACATTCAAACAAATGGGCTTTACCAAAATGCTCATTGACGAGGCGCATCTATATCCCCGTGAATCCGATAGTATGCTCGGCAAGTTCCTCGAAGAAAGCGGGATCACACACGTTCTCGGCATAACGGCCACGCCTGTCAAATTACAGACCAACCGAGACCTCGACGGCAACACCTTTTCCAAACTTGTGATGCTGACCTCCCGCAGCAAGAAAGGCAATTTTTTCAAGGACATTATCCACGTCGGGCAGGTTCGGGAAATGGTAGAACTCGGATTTTGGAGCAAACTCGTGTATCAGGCTGCCGATTTTGACGACAGTATGCTCGTGTTCAACTCCTCCAAATCCGAATACACGGAATACAGCGTTCAACAAGCATACAATGCCAACAACGGCGCAGGCGGCATAATCGACGCACTCAACAGCAACAAAGACCGCAAGCATATCCTCGTGTTTGTTCCAAGCGTACAGGACGCTATCGACCTATCGCAACGGTATGAAAATTCAGCCGTGATATACGGCGATATGGATAAGCGGCAACGGGATTTCGTCATATCGGAGTTCCGAGCCGGACGCATACGGGTAATTTTCAACGTGCGGGTGCTTTCAACGGGTTTCGACTACACGGGGATAGATTGTATTGTTCTCGGCATTTCAACGGCCTCAATCGCCCTGTATTACCAAATCATCGGGCGTGCTACACGTATCGACGAGGGCAAACAGGACGCCCTCATTATCGACCTCGGCGGCAATGTAGCCCGTTTCGGCAAGGTCGAGGACATCACATTTGAACGGGGGAAGATATGGAGAATGTTCGGCAGCGGCGGGAAGCTGTTGAGCGGCATACCTATCAGCGACATCGGACGGGTAACGAAACAGGACGTGGACGCAATGGATGCCGGGCGGAAAGCCGTTATCGAGGTCATGCCTTTCGGCAAGTATAAAGGCGAGCGCATCGCCGACATTCCGGCCAGCTATCGACAATGGTGTTTGGCAAATTTCGAGTGGAAAGCCCACAACGAAAACCTCCGGCAATCACTCTTAGCTACACTTAAAAATTAAGGATATGGCAAGACCCAAGAAAAATAATGCAGAGTATTTCACGCATGACGCTGATATGCGGAATGACGTGAAAATAAAGGCTCTCCGCCGTAAATTTTCCCACACAGGGTATGCCGTATGGAATTACCTGTTGGAAACACTCACCGACAGCGATTTTTTCGAGGTTGAGTGGGAGGAAATAAACATCGAACTCCTTGCGGCGGATTATGACGTATCGGTTAGCGAGCTGACCGAAATTGTTGAATACTGCGTAAAAATCGGGTTGTTGCAGCGGGCTGGGAATAAACTCATTTCCAAAGCCCACCAGCAACGGTTCTCCTCTTTGCTCGCAAACCGTGAACGGAAGCGCATTTCAGAGGGGCAAAACGCAAGTATGCCGAATAATGGCGGAGTTATGGCGAGCCAAAACCCCGTAAAAACTGATGAAACTGATGCAAGCGGCAACCCGAAACAACATAGTAAAGGAGAGGAGAGCAAAGGAGAGGAAAAGAAAGGAGAAATAAAATATCCTTATCAGGATATTGCCGACCTGTGGAATTCGATATGCAAGAGCCTACCGAAAATATCGAAGTTATCAGACCCTCGTCGGGCTAAGATAAAAGCCCGGCTCAACGAGTTCGGCAAGCCCGAAAGTTGGATGCCGACCTGCGAGGCTTTGTTTGAGGCAGTCGAGGCATCCAGTTTCTTGCGGGGCGAAAACAAATCGAATTGGCAAGCGACGTTCGATTGGCTGTTCAGCAACGGCACGAACTGGGTTAAGGTCATGGAGGGCAACTACACCAACAAAGGCCAGCAACACAAAACCGGTTCCACCACCCTCGGCTGTGATGAGCGCATCGAGAACGGACGCCGGACGTATGGGTCGGGAAAGGTTACAATCCCGATGAACGCTCCTCCCCGTCCGGGCGATAAATACGCTTGGGATAGTTCAACGCAAAAATGGGTGCTGTTATGATGCGGTGGAGAGAGTTGGGAATAGAAATCCCGTACAATCGCACGAGCGGCAACATCAAGACCTACTGCCCTCAATGTAGGGACAGCCGCCACAACAAACGGGATAAAAGCCTATCGGTGGACTTGGCGACAGGTGTATTCAACTGCCACTACTGCGGGTGGGCAGGCTGCGCCGTCGAAAAAGAGCAGCGGTGGGACAAACCGTTTTACAACCCTCGCCCGCTGGCTCGACAGAAGCCCGAATACAAAAAACCCAAACAGACAGGCAATACTGCTATGAGCAGCAAGGCCATTGCTTGGTTTGCAGGGCGGGGTATCAGCAAAAAGACGCTCGAACAAATGCGGGTTACGGAGGGTATGGAATGGATGCCACAGAAAAACGGTCAGGCCAACACAATCCAATTCAACTACTACCGCAGGGGCGAATTGGTAAACACGAAGTTCCGCACGGGCGACAAGTGTTTCAAAATGGTATCGGGGGCAGAATTGCTGCCATACAATATCGACGCTATCAAAGGGCAAAAAGAGTGTATCATAACGGAGGGCGAAATGGATGCCCTTTCGTTCATTGAGTGTGGCCGTACCGACGTTGTAAGCGTTCCGAACGGGGCAAATGCCAACCTCTCTTACCTGGACGATTATATCGAGGAGTATTTCGACGACAAAGATACGATTTTCATCGCATCGGACACCGACACCAAAGGCGTTATCTTACGGGACGAGTTGTTACGGCGTTTCGGAGCTGACCGCTGTCGCATTCTCGAATATGGGGAGGGATGCAAGGACGCCAACGAGCATTTGATGAAGTTCGGACGGGATAGCCTGCTGAAATGCCTCGACGATGCGCCGGAGGTAAAGGTAGAGGGTATTTTTACGGTTTCGGACTTTGAGCAATCGCTGGACGCCATTTTTGAACACGGCTTGCAAAAGGGCGTAACAATCGGGCACGACAATTTCGACCGGTTGTGTTCATTCGAGACCAAACGCCTCTGCATCGTAACAGGTATTCCGGGCAGCGGTAAATCGGAGTTCATCGACGAAATTGCCGAACGGCTCAATATGCGGTACGGGTGGAGATTCGCATATTTCAGCCCCGAAAACGCCCCGCTCGCCTATCACGCATCCAAGTTGATAGAGAAGTTTACCGGCAAGAAATTCAGCAAGGAAACGCTTAAATTCGGGGAATATCGGCTGGTAAAAGAACACCTCGAAGATAACTTTTACTTCATCAGCCCAGCAGATAATTTCCGAGTAGATACAATCCTCGAAAAAGCCAAATTCCTCGTCCGGCGGCGGGGCATTAAAGCCCTCGTAATTGACCCATACAACCGATTGGAGAGCCAACAGGGAAACCGGAATGAAACGCAGTACATCAGCGAACTGCTCGACAAGCTGACGAATTTCGCTCAAATCAATGACATCCTCATAATTCTGATGGCGCACCCGACCAAGCAGCCGAAGAACAAAGACGGAGTAATTGAAGCCCCGACGCTGTATGACATCAGCGGCTCGGCCAACTTCTACAACAAAGCAGATTTCGGCATCGTGGTTCACCGGAACCGCCTTGAAAATACGGTCGAGGTTCACGTTCAGAAAGTCAAGTTCCGACACCTCGGAGAGTGCGGGACTTGCCTATTCAAGTACAACATCAACAACGGGCGGTACACACCGTTCGACGGCGCAAGTTTCGACGCTATTGCATGGGACAATACCAACCACCTGCAACAACACCAACAAGAGCTGTTGGAGGAGGCATACCGCAGCAGCGTGTTTGATTTCCGAGACGACGATATGCCGGACGACGATTGCCCATTCTAACAATATGGAAGCGAATATAATATATAACATTGACTGCCTTACGGGGTTACGCAATCTGCCCGACGATAGCATAGATTGTTGTGTTACCTCCCCGCCGTATTTCAACCTGCGGGATTATGGAGTGAGCGGTCAGATCGGGTTAGAGGATACGCCTGAACAATACATTCAAAAGCTGGTCGGCGTATTCCACGAGGTAAGGCGGGTATTAGCCCCTGCGGGAACATTATGGGTAAATATCGGGGATTGCTATGCTGGCAGCGGAAAAGGGGCAGCAAACTATCCCGACAATGCCATGAAATACAAACAGGGGACAAATCGAGGGACTGTCGGGCGTTCGGCCATAGTCAAGAAATTCGATGGCTACAAGAGCAAAGACCTCATCGGCATACCTTGGATGCTGGCCTTTGCGTTACGGGCGGACGGCTGGTTTCTGCGGCAGGATATTATTTGGGCAAAGCCTAACCCCATGCCGGAAAGTATGAAAGACCGGTGTACGAAATCCCATGAATATATCTTCTTGCTCACCAAATCCCCGAAATATTACTTCGACTGTGAGGCTATCCATGAAAAAGCCGTAACAAGCGGCACAATCCCGACAAATGCACCTCGCTACGGCGGTAACAAATACACGGCTACCCCCGAAAAGTTTTACCGGACAAAAAGCGGCAACGCATATATCGACAGGGAATTTCGGAACAAAAGAGACGTATGGACAATCCCGACACAACCCCTGCAAGAAGCGCATTTTGCGACGTTCCCCGAAAAATTGGTGGCTGACTGCATTTTGGCCGGATGCCCTGAAAATGGAATCGTCCTCGACCCATTTATGGGTTCCGGAACGACGGGCATAGTCGCCCGAAAATTCAACCGCAAATACATCGGGTTCGAGTTGAATCCCGAATACATACAAATCGCCGACAAACGACTGAAAAAAGAACTCGGATTATTCATTTAACCTCAATAACAGTATGAAAACGTATGTAATTACACTTTCAAAGCGGTTCCCAACCGGACATAATCGGGCTGGCGAGCCAACACATTTTTGGGAAAAATTCATTAAAGGCCGAGATAACTACTCGTGCATTTACCGAGATTTTTGGGAAACTACGATTCCAAAAATCCACACGATACGTGCGAACTACCCACTTTGGAAGAAACGTATCGCCGAGGTTGAACGGGGTGAGGCTTGCCTATCAATCCGGCAATGGACGGGTAAACCTTATCGCAGCAAACAGGTTGAAATTGCCCGGCTGACAAAGGAGGACGGCGTGGGAATCCAACGGCTGGAATTTGTGAACGGCAAACTCGGGCTGCCTCGTATCGGAATTGTGTATCAGCGAAAAAACGAAATTGCTCTGAACGACGGTTTATCGTTCGAGGATTGGGAGAATTGGTTCAAAAACTACGACCTCGCACAGCCTATGGCAATCATCCACTTCACCAAATTCCGCTACTGATATGAACACACAAAAAATGATTGAATGGATAGGCACTCACAATGTCGGCATTTCATCGAGAACAATGTGGTGCGGATTGATGGGTGTTGGTTCCGGTTCGGCTGGAAGATTCGACATACCTCACGATGCCGACGACTTCTCACGCTGCTATGACCTCGTAACATTTGCAGAGGTTTCACCGGCTTATGACCTGCCCCGCATTTGTGAAATTTTTCCTTGGTACAAGCCCATTATAGACAGTTGGGAAACGCTCGTTGAGTTGTATGAAAAGCAGGATTACAAGGGCGTATATCATTTGCTGTCGAGCAAGCATGCCGAGGTTATGCGCTTACAAGGATACGAGAAAAAACAGAGCGGAATTTGGATAAAAAAACAATAGACTATGGCAACGACAAAAGAACATATAATTCAGTACTGCAAAGACCACAATTTCAAACTCCGAGAGGAAGATTTCGACGGCTCTATTCATCAGTACAGCAAATATCTATCGAAAACCATACTCCTGTTTATCGGCGTATCTGACACCATGTTGAATGTCGGAATAATAGTTCTCGATACGCAGCAACAAGTTTACAAAAAAGATACGACACTTCCCCTCACGCTCATTGAGCCGAGCTATTGGCGGCTCCATTTGAGTACAATGGTTCACGACGTTGTGGCGGCTGTTTTCGACGAAATGACCGGACTCGGTTTTAACCCTAAAAAATGACGCCCATGAAACTGCTCTATATCGACTTATTCTGCGGGGCGGGCGGAACCTCTACTGGCGTTGAGAACGCTCGGTACGAAGGCCGGCAATGTGCAAAGGTCATCGGATGCGTAAACCATGACGCCAACGCCATAGCCTCACACGCCGCCAACCACCCCGACGCTATGCACTTCACGGAGGATATTCGGACGCTGGAACTCTCCCCGTTGATAGCCCATATTGCCAAAATGCGGAAACTCTATCCCGACGCATTCGTTGTATTATGGGCGAGCCTCGAATGTACGAATTTCAGCAAGGCCAAAGGTGGGCAGCCCCGTGATGCCGACAGCCGGACGCTGGCCGAACACCTGTTCCGCTATATCGAGGCTATCAATCCCGACTACATTCAGATTGAGAACGTCGAGGAGTTTATGAGCTGGGGCGACCTCGACGAAAACGGCAAACCGATAAGCAAGGACGCAGGGCGATTGTACCAACAATGGGTGGCGAACGTCTACGGGTATGGTTACCGGTTTGTTCATCGCATACTCAACTCTGCCGACTATGGGGCGTACACCTCCCGTCGCCGGTTCTTCGGCATCTTCGCAAAAGGGAGCCTCCCGATTGTGTTTCCCGAACCGACGCACAGCAAAGAGGGAGCGGCTGGGCTGTTCGGCCGATTACACCGCTGGAAACCCGTGCGGGAGGTGTTGGACTTTTCGGACGAGGGAGAAAGCATCTTCGGACGCAAAAAACCGCTCGTCGATGCGACGCTGGAACGGATATATGCGGGACTGATAAAGTTCGTTGCGGGCGGCAAGGAGGCATTCATGGTAAAATGGAACAGCATGAGCCGAGCAGGTAAATACCATGCTCCGGGCATTGACGAGCCGTGTCCGACTGTTGCAACGCAAAGTCGGCTCGGCGTGGCACAGGTGAGTTTCCTTTCCAAGTATTATGGCGGTAGTCCGGAGGGCAAGAGTGTATCGGTAGAGGAACCGGCAGGAGCAATAACCACAAGAGACCACCACTCGTTCATCACGGCCTACTATGGCAACGGGCACAACCACAGCATCGACGAACCCGCTCCGACACTGACGACGAAAGACCGGCTCGCATTTGTTGATATGCAGTACGGGAACGGGACACCCTGCGACATCGAAACACCCGCTCCGACCGTTACCACCAACCCCAAACACCAACTCGTTACCTGCAAACCGTGGATAATGAACACGAGTTTCAAAAACACAGGGAGCAGCATCGACGAACCGGCACAGACAGTAACGGCAAACCGGAAATGGCACTACCTGATGAACCCGCAATTCCAATCCGCAGGAGGTTCAGTCGATAGCCCATGTTTTACGCTCATCGCTCGTATGGATAAAATGCCTCCGTACCTCATTCAGACAGAACAGGGCGAAATGGCTATCGTTATCGAACCGGACGACAGCCCCGCAATGGTAAAAATCAAACAATTTATGGCATTGTACGGCATTATCGACATCAAAATGCGAATGCTCCGCATACCGGAATTGAAACGGATTATGGGTTTCCCCTCCGACTATGTTCTCGTCGGGACACAGGCCGACCAAAAGAAATTCATCGGTAACGCCGTGGAAGTCAATATGGCACGGGTTCTCTGCGAGGCTCTTTGCGCTCGACTGATTGAGGAGGACATCAAGCCGATTCGGGCGGCTGCATAGCCAAAACGAAACGCAAATAAAAAAAACGCACTATAAATCATCGAATTATGAAAGTGAAAGAAATCATCAAGTATCTGCACAACTACCAAAAGTGGCGGCGAGGGGCTGACCTCCCGATGCCCAACCCCAAAGAATTGGGGATAGCTATTGACGGGGCTATTCGTGAACTGCGAAACTTCCAACGGCTGAAAATCAAACTCGACAAGAAAAGCCCCAAATGAAATGCCACTACATATACACCGAAAACGGCGAAAAGGTGCTTATCCCATACTGTTGGCCGGTAGTTCTTTCGGGGGATATGTCGCAATGCACCTGCCGCACTGAAAAGACCTTTGCGGCTTTCGAGCGGGAACGGTACAATGAAACCGTCAAGGCTCTGCGGGCGGAAATAAAGGATTTGGAACACGAAAACGCCTATCTCAATAGGATAATCAAAAAACTCACAAAACAAAAACGTAAAAAATGAAAACAATGACGAAAGAGCAGCTTGCGGAGCTGCTGAACGGTAATGAGTACCGTGATGAAATGACAAAGGAACAGGAACAGGCTGCCAAGCAAAACAATCTGCTGGTGCTGTTCGGTGCATCGGATGACCTGCTCGAAATGCGAGGGGCTATCCGTGATGAAGTCGGAGCCTATGACGGCGGAGAGTATGCGCTGGCATTGGACGGCGAACTGTATGCCGACGGCGAGGAAGAAAACACCTACCACAAGGCCATAGGCAACGAGGTTCTTCCCATTTCGGACGAGTGCGACAACGACGACAATCCCCGCCTCATTCGAGCCGAGTGGTGTCCCGACGACCAACCGGCTTTGAGTTGGCGTATATCCTCCAATATTCCCTACGCCTCGTTCACAATCAAGGAGGACGGAGAACCTTACTGCGAGGGTATAATTATCGACATCGACGACATAATCCCCAACAACAAATAATACAACAATTATGGGAAACTTTGGAATTAAAATCGACCTCCTGAAACTGAAAAACAGTTTCGTAACCAACCTCAAAGGCAAGGCTGCCACGAAACGCTGCTTGGTTATCCCTATCGACGACAGCGGAGTTTACCTCGGCGAGAAAGGGGTGTATCTGAACCTCACAGCCGTTGAAATGCGGGAACAGCGTTACGGCGATACGCACGTCCTCAAACAAAGCCTCGCAAAAGAGGTGTACCAAGCCATGAGCGAAGAGGAACGCATGGCACAGCCCATATTCGGGGCGTTGAAACCTATCGAAAGCCAACAGCGGCAAATGGAAGTAACGCAGACTACCAACGCAGCAGAGGCAGTCGAAGACCCTGACGACCTCCCGTTCTGACATTCGGCGAACAAAAGCACGGCACAATTCGGGGAGCAATCCCCGTTTTGTCGTCTTGCCCGAATTCAGCCCCAAATTCAAACGATATGACAACAGATAAGCAAACACCCGACAAGCCAAAAAGAAAAGCACAGAAGCCGCAGAAACAGCCAAAAATGGATATGTTCACGGCTATATGCAAAAGCGACCTAAAAATAGAGGTCGTCAAAGAATACCTATTCCACCCCACCCGCAAATGGAGGTTCGACTATGCCATACCCGACCATAAAATAGCCCTCGAAGTCGAGGGTGGTGTGTGGACAGGTGGACGTCATACCCGCCCGCAAGGGTTTCTCAGCGACATCGAAAAGTACAATGCCGGAACATTGCTCGGCTGGCGGATATTCAGAGTAACGCCCGACGACTTATGCAGGTTGAAGACGCTGGAATTGATAAAACAGGCTATTTCCGTCTGAAAACTCATTTTTTTGCCCAAAAAGTGATTATAATACAATCATATTGGCTAATTTTGTCGAAACTAACAAATTCAAAGGATGATAAAATTTTCAGAATTCGTATCGCTCGGCCACCCTGATAAGATTGCGGACTATATTTCGCAATATCTCCTCGACCGGTACATCGAACACGACCCGCAAACCCGTTATGCGGTTGAAGTGCAAATCAAGGGCTACCAGGTAACGCTCGGCGGCGAGGTATCAAGTAAGCACCATTTTTCAGCACAGGAGATACGGGATTTTGTCCGTGCATCTGTAAACGAAATCGGGTACACACGAGAATATCAGCAGAAATGGGGTGCTGACAATACCATTTGTGGCGACCTGCTCGACGTGGCTATCTATATCTGCCAACAGAGCAACGACATTGCACAAGGGTTGTCCGGCTGGGGCGACCAAGGCATTTTCTTCGGTTATTGTGAGTACCGTCCCGATACCTGCGGAATGCCTCTCGACCATACCCTCGCCAAAAGATTATGCAAAGACCTGTTCGAGAGTGGCATCGGAGGCCTCGACATCAAAACGCAGGTCATTACCCGCAATGATAAGGTCGAAAAGGTCATCGTTGCAATCCCGCTGCTCGATGACACGAGCAAAAAGACCGTGAAACACTTTGTGCGCTCACGTATCAAAGGCCGGTATCAGCTCATCATCAACGGCACAGGCCGATACGTCAAACACTCGTCTATCGCAGACTGCGGTACAACCGGTCGCAAATTGGCGGTGGATTTCTATGGAGGCAACAGTAAACTCGGCGGCGGTTCCCCTTGGACGAAAGATGCAAGCAAGGCTGACCTCACGCTGAACCTCGCCGCCCGCCGCCTCGCTATCAACTACTCGATGAAATACAAAACGGACGTAACGACCGCCCTCGCCTGCTGCATCGGCAAACAGGCGGTGGATTTCATCGTTCAAGACACGGCGGAAAACACGTTGGCCGAGGGGACAATGGACATCAATCCACAGGAGATATGCAAGGAGTTCAAGTTGAACACCCCGATTTATGCGTCTATGTGCCGCTGGGGGCTGTTCGGCGAATATCAACAAGACAAAGTATGGGAATAGGACTATGAAAACGGAACTCGTAAAACTCTCTCAAATACGGGTGAACGGGGCAAACCCTCGTATCATCAAAGACGACAAGTTTGCCAAGTTGGTAAACTCGATTCTCGATTTTCCGAAGATGCTGGAACTTCGCCCGATTGTGGTGGACGATACACTCGTTTGCTTGGGCGGAAATATGCGTTACCGGGCATTGACTTTCATAGCCGAGATGCCTATTGACGACCTGAAATCTCGACTGTGCGATATTCGAGGTTTTCAGAAAAAAACCGAAGCCGAGAAAGAGGCTTTGGTTGAACATTGGGAACGTTGGCAGGATAACCCGACCGCTCCCATTATCCGTGCTGCCGACTTATCGGATGAAGAACAAAAGGAGTTTATCATCAAGGACAACGTGGGCTATGGCGAATGGGACTACGATATGCTGGCGAATGATTGGGAGGCAGAAGACCTCGAAGATTGGGGGCTGGACGTATGGCAGTCCGACAACAACGACGGCGGCGACAGTGCAGGCGAAAGCAGCAAACCAGCCAACGGCTCTTTGGCCGACCGCTTCGTTATCCCTCCGTTCTCAATTCTCGACACCCGCAAAGGCTATTGGCAAGCCCGAAAAAAGGTTTGGAGGGAACTTATCGGGGACATGGGCGAAAGCCGCAACGACACGTTAATAACAAGCCCCGAAATCAAGTACAAGGACATCTACCAAAAGACACGGGAGCATCGAGAATCGCTCGGCCTGTCGTTCAAAGAATACCTCGACAAATATGTGCCGGAGGAGGTCAAAGAGCGGGAGGCGGCCAAAGTGCTGTCGGCGGGCGTATCATTGCTCGACCCTGTTATGGCTGAACTCATTTGCCGTTGGTTCGGGTTGGAAAAATGCAAGACGTTCGACTGTTTCGCTGGCGATAGCGTATTCGGATATGTATCGGCCTATCTCGGCAATGAATTTACCGGCATCGAACTCCGGCCGGAACAGGCTCAACTCAACAATGAACGGGTGGAGGGTATGGCCGCCCGCTACATCTGCGATGACGGGCAAAACGTCGGGCAACACATTGAGCCGAACAGTATGGATTTGCTGTTTAGCTGTCCGCCGTACTATGACCTCGAAAAATATTCCGACCTCGAAAACGATGCGTCCAATCAGGGAACATACGAGGAGTTCCTTACGATTCTGACGAACGCTTTCAAATCCGCCCTCGGCTGTCTGAAAGAAAACCGGTTTGCGGTTATTGTTGTCGGAGACGTTCGGGATAAGAAAACTGGCTTCTACTACAATTTCATCGACGATATGAAACGCATCTTCAAAGAAAACGGAGCCGCCCTGTATAACGAACTCATCCTCATTGAGACGGGAGCCAGCACAGCCCTCCGTGCCGCCCGTTATATGGAGAGCCGCAAGGTTGCCAAGATGCACCAAAATATCCTCGTATTCTACAAAGGCAACACAAAGGAAATCAAGAACAACTACAAAAAAATTGAATATGCAAGCGAAGATTTGGAACTTTTCAGAGTGGATAGCGGAGACGAACCCGCAGAAGATTAGGGAACATTTCGATGCGCTGTTACGCAAAGCGGGGTTCAATATCCTCCGCTTTACGGCGCATAATTTCAAACCGCAGGGATATACTGCCCTGTGGCTGCTCTCGGAAAGCCATTTTGCCGTACACACGTTCCCTGAGTATGGCAAGACGTATATCGAGTTGTCGAGTTGCAACCTCGAATATTACCAGCGTTTTTTGGAAATGACAAAGGAGTTGTAAAATGAGCGAGGCACAACAGAGAAAGCGTCGGCAGTTGAAACTATCCCGCCTCGAAATCGTGGCGCAACTCTACAAACGGGGTTACAGCATACGGAAAATCCAGTCCGAGGTAATGAAACGTCTCGGGCTGGAAACCTATTCGACGGCCACCGTGAACAGGGACATCCAAACCCTCCTCAAAGAGTGGCGGGAAAGCCGCTTGGAGAACATGGATTTGGCCTTACAACTCGAATTGGAGCGTATCGACGAAACGTGCAGGGAGTTGTGGGAACAATGGGAAAAGTCGAAAACTGACTACACCAAGACCGCCCGCAAACAGAAAGGTTCGCCGACACGGGACAGCCAAACGGGGGCGACATCTATCCGCACCTATCAAACCGAGCGGACGGAAACCGAGGTAACACGCCTCGGCGACCCGTCGTACATTGCGGAAATCAGACAGCAGCTTGCAGAACGCCGGAAGTTGCTCGGCCTGTACGCCCCTGAAAAGAAAGATATTTCGGGCGATATGAGTTTTGCGGCGTTCCTGATAGAGAGTGGCATCGTGGACGACAATGAGCAGAAATAATGACATATTGCGGCGGCGGGGCATCGACCTGATGCGTTCGTGGAGAGAGGATTGGAACCGATTTGTCCGGGACGGTCTCGGCGTTACCCTTGACAGGGAGCAGCAGGAGATTTTATCCAGTGTCCAATTCAATCCCCGCACGTCTGTTGCCTCCGGCACGGCTCGTGGTAAAGATTTCGTCGCTGCCTGCGCCGCCATATCGTTTCTGTACCTGACACCACGTTGGAACACCCAACGCCAACTCATAGAGAACACGAAAGTCGCCCTCACCGCACCGACCGATAGGCAGGTAAAGAACATTATGATGCCGGAAATTTCACGGCTCTACAACAGGGCGAAATCACGAGGCATCGTGCTGCCCGGCAGATTGAACGCCTATGACATTCGCACGGACAGCGATGAATGGTTCTTGACAGGATTCAAGGCCGACGAGAACAACCACGAGGCGTGGTCGGGCTTTCACGCTGTAAATACGATGTTCGTCATCACGGAGGCGTCCGGTATCAGCGACAACACATTTGAAGCGATTGAGGGAAACCTACAAGGCAACAGCCGTGTCTTGCTGGTATTCAACCCCAACACTCCTATCGGATATGCTGCCCGCAGCCAACGAGGGGAACGCTGGACGAAATTCCGGCTGAACAGCCTGACCGCTCCGAACGTCATTGAACATAAAATCATCATCCCCGGACAGGTCGATTACGAATGGGTTGTCGATAAACTCGAACAATGGTGTACCCGTATCGACAAATCGGAGGTGCAGGAAGAACTCGACGACTTCTGCTTCGAGGGAAAATGGTATCGCCCCGAAGACCTGTTCCGCAAAAAGGTTCTCGGCAAATTTCCGAAAGTGGCCGATGATGTGCTTATCCCGATGCAATGGATTGAAGCAGCGCAGGAACGCTGGCGGAAATACAAGGGGGAACGCACGGGAACAAATTGGCTCGGTGTCGATGTGGCTGGAATGGGACGGGACGCAACGGTCTATTGCAACCGCATCGAGAATTGGGTTGCGCCGTTCAAAAAGCACAATTCGGGCGGCACGGCAGACCACATGCGGGTTGCGGGCGACATCATCAATCACCGCCGCCAACACCCTACATCGTTCGTTAGCATCGACACAATCGGCGAGGGTGCGGGTGTCTATGCACGGGCACACGAGATTGACGACAGCCCGTATATCATCAGCTGCAAATACAGCGAGGGAGCAAAAGCCCGTGATAAAGAACTAACCGACATTACGGGGCAATACAAGTTCCTCAATATGCGGGCATACCTGTTTTGGTGCATACGAGATTGGCTCAATCCGAAAAATAACACGGGAGCCATGTTACCTCCGGACGAAGAATTTTCAGAGGAGGCAACCGAAATTCGGTGGTCATTTCGCTCCGACGGCAAAATAGTCATCGAACCAAAAGAGGACATCAAAAAGCGGCTCGGACGCTCTACCGACAAATTCGATGCGCTGGCCAACACGTTCTATCCGATTGTCATCAAGCGTCCGGTGGACAAAAAACGTATCGCACAGGCTGTGTACTAATTTTTTTGCAAACAAAATGATTATAATACAAACATTTATGGCAACAATTCAAGAAATCATCGACAAGAACAGACCGGTAACAGAGATTATTTCCGACCTGAAAGAAAAGGCCGTTTACGTGCAGCCGTGGACAGGACGCTGGGGATTGATACACGAATACGACCCCAAGCGACATCCTGTGATGAACAAAGCCAAATACCCCGACATTGTGAACGAGGACGGCTCTATCGACTACGTTACCCGTATCACATACGACCTGCAACGATTGGCTGTAAAACGTATGACGGAACTATGCTTCGGCATACCTGTCAAGCGCATCTATAAACCCAATAACGACGGGGAGCAGAAAGTCGCCAAAATGTTGGAGGCAATCTACGAGCGGAACCGCATCGACAGCGTGAACATCGAACGGAGTAATATGCTGTTCGCCGGTTGCGAGGTTATGACGCTGTGGTACGCTGTCGAGCAACGGCACGACCTTTACGGATTCAATTGCCCGCTGAAACTGCGATGCAAAAACTATTCGCCGATGCATGGGGACGAACTGTACCCGTTGTTCGATGAGTACGGCGATATGATTGCTCTATCGGTGGGCTATACCCGAAAGAAACTCGGCAAAACCGTTTCGTACTTCGACACCTATACCGACAGCAAGCACCTGAAATGGTCGAACGAGAACAACGGCTGGCAGCTCATCGAGGACGAGGATATTACCCTCGGCAAAATCCCCGGGGTGTATATGTTCCGCCCGACCCCCATTTGGGAGGACACCTCGAAAATCGTGTTCGAGATTGAATGGGCGTTGAGCCGCAACGGTAATTACCTCCGCAAGAACAGTAAACCGGTATTCTGCGTGTTTGCGGACGAAGAAATACAATTCGGCGAGGAACAACCCGAAAACAAGGAGTTCAAAAGCATCCTCCAATATCCGAAAGGTTCTTCTGCGGGGTATGTCACATGGGAGCAGGCGGTTGAAAATCTGAAATTCTTTGTTACCGAACTCCGGCAATCGTTCTTCACGCAGTTGCAACTGCCGGATTGGAGTTACGAGAGTATGAAATCCAACCCTATGTCGGGCGAAAGCCGCAAGCAGCTATTCATCGACGCCCAACTCAAAGTCAAGGACGAGAGCGGGCGACTGATTGAATTCCTCGACCGTGAAATGAACGTCGTCAAAGCGTTCCTCAAAACGATGTTGCCCGAAAAGCAATGGAAAGACGTGGACAGCCTGCAAGTGGAAATGGAGATAACGCCGTTCACGATTACAGACGATAAGGACACCATTGCGAACCTCACGACGGCCAACGGCGGCAAACCTATCATTTCACAGCGGCAAAGCGTCGAAATGCTCGGCTGGAGCAATGACGTTGATAAAACGATGCAAGAACTCGGCGAAGAAAAAACCGTCGATGCGTTCCATTTAACCGAATAGCCCCATGACGAAAGTACGCATATCACAAATGACATTCGGGGAAAGCGAATTTGTCAGAGGCAACAAGGTTTGGAGGGCTGAATCGCTATACCTGTTCGCACAGGCCAAAGGCTACGAAGTCCGAGACCTCCCGCTGTGGGCGGTAGATTTAACCGACCATCCGTTCCCTGCGGATAACCTCTCGCAGTTCATCTTCCAATGTAAGCGGGTGCAGGACTGCTCGCTGAACTATCCTATTATCCTCGACGATTGCGGGCAGATTGCCGACGGCTATCACCGCCTATGTAAAGCGATTTTGGAGGGACGTGAAACCATAAAAGCGATACGGTTGGAGGAAATGCCCGCTCCCGACCGCATAGAGGAGGAATAACAATGGCCGCAGCGAGGAAAAAGCAACAGCGGGAACGACCGAAATACTCGTGTCGGGACTGCATCCATAGTTACGATTGGCACGAAAAGAATTGGCGGGGCGAACTGTTTATGTGCCGCTGCCCGCACTACAAAGAGGGGAAGTTCTCGAAATTCTTGGACGACCCGCAATGCAACGTATTTGAATTGAGAAACAATGGCACGGTTGGACAAATGGGAGAGTAAGCACCTGAAAGACGTGGAGCGTTATGCACGGCAGATTGAAGCTATTTATCAGTCTGCCGTGCGTGAGGCTGCCGCTATCGGGGCGACAATACCCAATTTCAACCCCAACAAGCCCTTTTCGTTCGCCAACTACCCAAGCACAAAGGCTCGCATCGAAAAGTTGCTACAAACGCTAAAAACGGGCATATCGACGGTTATTCTGAACGGCATCGAGGCCGAATGGACGTTGGCGAACAACAAAAACAACGAACTGTGCAACGTCGTATTCGGGGAATACGCCACGAAATTATCACCGGAACAGGCTCGCAAGTATTACAACACCAACGACAAAGCCTGCAAAGCGTTCACGGAACGCAAAATCGGTGGACTGAAATTGTCTGACAGGGTATGGCGGTACACGGAGCAATTCAAAACGGAGATAGAAATGGGCATCGACCTCGGCCTGCGGGACGGGCTTTCAGCCGATGAAATGAGCCGGACACTTCGACAATACCTCCAACACCCCGATAAACTGTTCCGCCGTGTACGAGACCAGCACGGGCAACTGCACCTGTCGCAACGGGCGGCGGTGTATCATCCCGGCCAAGGAGTTTATCGCTCGTCGTACAAGAACGCCCACCGTTTGGCTGCCACAGAAACGAACATCGCTTACCGTACATCGGATTACACACGTTGGCAGCAACTCGATTTTGTGGTAGGCATCGAAATCAGGTTATCGAATAACCACACCCTCAATGGACGAGCGTTTACCGACATTTGCGATGAGTTGGCCGGACGCTACCCCAAGAATTTCAAGTTCACGGGCTGGCATCCGTATTGTCGTTGCCACGCAGTAGTAATACTAAAAACATTGGAGGAAATCAAAGCCGACAACGAGCGGATAATGCTCGGACAACCGCTGAACGGGGAAAGCGCAAACAAGGTGTCCGACGTACCGCCTAATTTCAAGGAGTGGAGAATCAGGAATCACGACAGGATTCAAAAGGCAACCAAGAATGGGACGCTGCCTTATTTCCTGAAAGACAACAGACAATACGCAGCATAGCACAAAACAAGGGCGGACAAATCGACCGCCCTCATTTTTTCAGATTCTACCTCACGCCAAGTTCACATCAAGGCGAAGCATAATTCCCAAAGCCTCGGCGATACGGATAAACGAGGAGAGTTGCAAATCGGTCTCGCCTTTCTCGATACGATTGATGTAGGTGCGTTCCCGCCCGACACGCTCGGCAAGTTCCTTTTGCGTCATACCAAGTTCTTTGCGCCGCTCCCGCAACATTTCGCCATAATACCAGGCACGAGCCTTTGCGTCGAACTCTGCCCGTTCCGGAGTGCCGACCTCGCCAACCTCTTTGGCAAGTACCGTTTCGGCCTTTACGAACCCCGGCTTCTTGCTGAAATCCGTCTGCCGGAGTTTCTGCAATTCTTCTGCTGTTAATCGGTTGTTTGTCGTACTCATAGCAATTTTCTTAGAATATTGATAGCCTTTGTAATTTCCTTATCGTAATCCTTTGTGCTTTTCTTCACAAAGCCGTTCAATAGGATAACGCTCGATGCAAGATTGATATTTTCATTGTCCGCCGAAAACAGGATAACCCGAACCTCGTTATCGACCGAAACTCGCAGCTCGTAAAAATCGGTGTTCGTCAGTTTCTTCACGAACTTGGTCGGTATCGGCTGTACGGTTTCCAAAATCGCTACCGCATAGCGTAGTTTTTCACGAGTGCGAGGGTTCGAACTCTGTTCAAACTCAATGTATTCCGGCGAAAATATCAAATTTCGTTTCATTCTTATCGTTATTTCTACACTGCAAAAGTAACTAATTAGTTACACTTATACAAATCTTTCACAAGAAATGTGCCTATTTTCTCCGCTTTTTTCGCAGTACGGGTTCTTTCGTGATACGACACCGCCGACCATTGTATGGTTTATCGGGAGTGATTTTCAGATTCCACAGGCGAGACACCTTGCAGCCCACCTGTTCGGGCGTGAACTTCTCGTATATTGCTGACAAGGAGGTAAAGTAAAACTCCCAACTGTCGTCGTTTTCAAGGGGAGGCTCATTGAATGCCACACGATAGATAAACTCCAACTCACTCATTGCTGCCCTCCTTTCGATACCAGCGTCAGTTGGTTGAGCCGGTCGGGGAACCAATATGCGTCGCTGTCTAAAAAGACAATGCCACAATCCTCGTCTTTGGGGTAACGGTGCGGGCATAGAAAACTATCCGGCTTACAGAATCCCAATATTTCATGGGGACCAAATGTTACCCCATAATCGTTGGTAAACAGAACCATATCCCCGACGGTTAAATCGTCGTTTGTGTCTATCACGTCCGAAAGGCGGTCGTAAATCATCATGCCGTGTTTTGCTTCCAATTCGGCTCTCCAACGCTGAAATTCAGCTTTATGACTTCGTTTCATAACTAATGTGCTATATGATAAATCCTCGGTTCTTTCGACACGTTGTAAATCCAACTTCCACAACGTACCAGCAAGGCATCCTTGCCATAGAACATTCGTTTCATTCCTGCGATGCTGCCGGTTATGTGGAAACAGGGGAACCGGTCGATTTTCAGACGGTCTCCGTCCGCTTTGTATAGTGTTTTCGTTCTCATGTCATCTGTTCTATTTCGTGAATAGGCCGCCATTGGTATAGGCTCGGTTTGCGTTCCAAATCGCCTCGCCATTCAGCGGCATTATCATAGTCGATGAGTTCGATGCACCCGTCCCGCTTGTCTTTGACAAGACGTGGCAGTTCCCGAAAAATCTCATCAAGGGCTTCATCAGTAGCAAATCCCGATTTGTCTGACTGAATCTTATGCCAACGGAGCAGTTCGTTCAGTTCACTCATAGCACCTGCAACAAATCCACGTCTTTCCAGCATAGATAAATATCCCATCCTGACCGGAAGCATTTCGTCAGGGTCAAAAGGGTCAATTACGGCTTCTTTCGCTCGTTCTAAAATCGTCTTCATTTTTTAACTGTTTTATCAGTTTATCAAGCCCTCGTCCGTCCTGTATCGTTTTGCCGGTTGCCCACCCGCTGTACGGGAAGAACGTAACGGTCTTGCCCTTGTGAGTGAACTGTATTTTCTTGTTATCCCGCAGCGTGATTGTGTAGCCAAGCTGCTCAATTCGCCTGACTGCATGGGCTATGCGCTCCGGTTCCAGCCGCTCCTGTCGCTCAATGTTCAACCTTGCCATGTCCTACGATTTTTTCGGGGTGTACGGGAAAATCCCAATTAACCATTTCATCAGGCAACGATGAATGAATGTCGCCTCCGAGAACCAGCCCGCAATGTTTCTCGGCATATTCTTCTGCCTGCGCTTTGCTGGCGGCTTGGATTTTGAACTCGCCCCTGAACACGTACCGAACAGGGACGGTATAAATTCTCTTTTTGTCGCTCATAATTTCAGGTTTTATTGCCTGACAATCGCAGGCGGTTTGACAAATACCCGTAAGGGTATTATTATATACTTTCCTATACTATACTCTCCTTTACTCTACTATGGGGTATTGAAACGCCGAAACTCCGCCGTAATTCATCAATTAGTGTATTATGGCAGGGTTTCGGCGTGCCATAACTACTCGAAATCGGGATATGTCATTTCGATAGGCATATCCGGTTCTCCCTCGAACTCGTTATTACAGGCGGAAGCGAAAGAGGGCGTATCACTTCCCAGCGTGGTATCTTTCCACAACAACCCGTTGGGGTCTTGGTAAACCGGCCTGTCCCAGCCGTCGATGCCGATAAATTTCAAATCTGTCCTTTTCATCTTGTATTGAGTTTAAGCCCGCAAACCCGCTTTTCGGGCGGATTCACGGGCGGTTGATGTTTATGCGGTTACTTTTACCCGATTGAGCAAAGCCCCCGAAATCTCGTGTAACTCTCGGCTGCGGCGGGGTTCAAGTTCCCGTGCGTGTGCCGTGATAGCCTGCGTCAGCTTCCAAAGGGTTGCTCCGCCCTGTACTCCGTCGTCGGGGTCATTACGCATGAGGATTTTTTCAACACTCTCGCCCTCCGATTTCAGCAGCGAACCAGCCTTTACCAGCCGTTTCAGTTCTTGGTCGAAATCTACGTCGATTTCGGCCGCTCCTTGAATCTCGATGGCCTTTTGCATGATATTGTCCTTGCTGAACAATCCCCTCGTCAGGTCTCGAACTGCGGAAACCGTCGTGCGGGTGTCGAGTTCGTAGGTGCGGTTGGAGAGTTGCAGATTGTCAGGGAGGCGGGAGCCGAGGTGTACTTGTTTCATCACGCTCTCCCGAACCATACCATTGAGGCAAGCCCCGTTGAGCAAAAATGCCCGCATATCAACTGCCCCGTCGCCATAATCGGAAGTACTGAACCTCGCCCCTGCGAAAATCACCACCTCGCCGTTCTTTACTGTCGGAACCACGATAGGCTGCGGCAGTATCGTTTCCGCCCATACTTTCGTGTCGCTCATATAGGCATCGGCGATAACTGCTCCCTGCTGGCTCGCCTCCTGTACGAAAGCGGTCAGGATTTCAACGCTGTTCAACCGGCGGTAACTGTCGCTCAACACACCTCGAACCTGCTGGCCGACCGTGCGGATAAGAACCCGTGTGCGCTGCGTCCAGCCGCTATGCTCGTTCAGAACCGTTGCGGCGAGTTGTCGTTGCCATTCGTCGCCAGAGGCGAGCTGCCGTAGATAGCGAGAGGGGATGCCCATTTTGTCGGCCAACTGTCCGATAGCGTTGCCGTGGAGAGTGTATTGCCCGCTCTGCATATTCATCAGGACGTGCCCGTTTTCGCTGAACGTGATTATCGGGGAGTGATCGTTGCGGCGCAGTTCTACTCCGATAGGGGCGATATAATCCTGTGCGATTTTCCCCTCGTTTACCAAGCGTTCCATTGTGGCCTGTACGCCGACGGCCTTGTTTTCAATCATGCGCTGAACCTTGTTGATTACAACTTCGTTCAATCCTTGCTGCGTTGTCATTGCTGTTTCCATAATCCTGTTATTTAGATATTTGTAACTACTCTTGTGTTTCCCGCAAATTCTCAGTGATGCTTTCCATGTCATTTGCGGCATCATTGAGCGTATCGACTATTTCACTCATGCGCTCTCCTCGTTCTGCATATTGGAGAGATTCAGGCAGATTATCGTAACACTCTTGTTCCTCATCTGCAATAGCTTGAATTTCGACTTGGATCTCTTCAAGCTGCTCGCATATTTTGGCGAGACGTTTTCTTCTTTCGCTGTTCATTTCGGTATGTTTTAATTGATTGTTAAATCCGTAAGATATGCGAGGGCTTCATTGTAGAGTTCCTCGGCGGGCAGGTTGTCCGAGCTTGGCTCGAACCCTGCCATATATGCCGCTTCAATTATCTGTGCCATAATTATAGCTTTAATAGTTTGCTACTCGCTGTTTGGTATTGGCTACAAAGGTTTTATTGGAGCCGGCAAGTTTGATTTCACCGAGATTCTCCCAATCTCCATTTGCCCATGTTTTGGTGATGCAAGAACCTTTGTACTTGTTGATATTAGCTTTGATTAAATCCTTTGCAGGCTTCAACGAGTAGAAAGTGAATGTATCGTTCCATTCTTCGCATTCAACATCATACTCCCATTTTTTGAGTTCTTTATTGAACTTATCGCCGATGTACTTGTGGCAAACCGGTTCGCTGAAATAAACTGTGTACTGTTTCATATCTCTGCTATTTTGGGGTTGTTCAAATATGATTGTTTTATAATCATATTGCAAAGTAAGTGAAGTATATTTGCTATAACAAATTTTTCACGGAGAATTTTTAACTGAAAAGGTTATTTATATTTCCCTATTTGTTATGGGATTAATACTCACAACCAATCATTTGAAATAAAATTTATGATTGTTTTATAATCACTATTCGATTTTTGAGTATATTTGTCGCAAGCAAACTAATCAGTTAATTTTTGAACAGTATGAGAAAAGAGATTTTGGATGCGCTGAAAGCCAAATTTACGGGGGTCAGCGACGCAATCTTGGGCAGGATAGCCGACAAGTTGGCGAAGACTGCGACAACAGCGGAACAGGTTGCAACCGCAGTAGAGGGGGTAACGTTCCAGCAGGCTGTAAGAACATACGAACAACGAACTACCATACGTTACCAAGTTTCCGAAATATCAGCATTTTATCCCGATTGTTGGTAACATAAGGAACCATACGTTACCGATTAGTTAAGGCGTATTTGGGTTCCTTTTTGGGTTCGGCTTATTTCCCCTTCTTTCGGGGTATCGGGAACTTGTTAAATTTATCCATTTCGGCGACCTTCAATTTATCGACGATTTTAATATAGGGCTTCATCGCTTTGTAGTCGCTGTGTCCCGTCCACTTCATAATTACTTCCGCCGGAACCCCCAGCCTAAGCGCGTTTATGATAAAAGTACGTCGGCCGCAATGGGTGGTAAGAAGGGCGTATTTCGGTAATACTTCTTCGTGCCGAACATTCCCCTTGAAATATACGACCCTTGTAGGTTCGTCGATACCCGCCATTTCCCCCATTACTTTAAGGTGTTCGTTCATTTTTACGTTACTTATGACCGGTAGGGCCTTATCATTCGGCAAACCTATATTCTCGTACTTTTTCAGTATGGCCCGGCTATACTTATTCAGTTCGATAATAAGGCCGTCTACGGTCTTTTGAGTAACCACGCTTATATAATCCTTCTTTACGTCGCTTCGGCGCAATTTTGCCACGTCGGAATAGCGAAGGCCGGTAAAGCAGCAGAAACAAAACACATCGCGCACGGCTTCCAGCGAAGACCGGGACGGCGGGAATTTGAAGGAATACAGGTTAAACAGTTCTTCCCATTCCAAATATATAATTTCCTTTGCGTTTCCGTCGGCCCCTTTGAACTTCGGCTTAAATGTTTCGTGTACGTTGCTTGGGTTATATCCTTTATGGTGCGCCCAGCGCAGGAACCACCGAAGAAAGGACATATTTTTAGATATGGTAGTATTACGAAGGTCGGCTTTATGAAGGCTTGTAATAAACTTTTGTAGGGTAACTTCGTTTATTTCGTCAAATGTAAGGTTCTTGTTAAACGCTTCCAAGTGCTTACGCAGGCTATTAAACTTCGTATAGGTCGCTTTCGTCCAATCATTCAAACGGCCCATAGTTTCCGTAAATTCGGCGTAGGCTTTATAGAATGGCTGGCCGTTTTCTTCCGCTTCGGTAGCCGGGGTTATCTTCCCGGTAGCTTCATCGAAAGCCGTTTTAAGTTCGCCCGGTGTCGGTACCCGCTTTTCCAGCAGTTCGAACCGGGTAAATATGGCTTCTATTTGTTCTTCGCAAGCCGTAATAGCCTTATTTATTTCGCCGGCCGTTTGTCGGAACCGGTTTTTTGTATTGGAGATAACGCGGCCTTCCTCTTCATTCCATTTTTCCGGTTCAATACTATACCCTACCCGAAAGTCTACCCGATACCCGGCATAGCAAACACGCATACGAATAGGGCGACACTCTACCAATACACCCCCTACCTTTTTGGGGAATAGATTAAATTTAATAGTCCGCTTCATTTTGAAAACATATTACCCCGGCCGGTTAATAACCAATCGGAAGAAACGGAATACTTGGCTACCAAATAATAAAGGGCTTCTATTTGTATAGACTTATAGCGGGAAACTTTACCGGGCCTTGGGGTTACTCCGTAAGTAAATCGGGTTTCCCGATAGCGGGAAGCACTTAACCCGGCTTCCTTGCAAAAGGATTCCAAAGCGGACAAACGGCCCAATGAAACAAGGGCTTCTATCGCTTGGAAGAAACGGCGGTTTACGCCATCTTCGATAGGGGTTATTATCTTAGGCTTCTTTACGCCCATTTTCAAAGCTCATTAACATCATTTCGAACGCCGTCTTTGGCACTATGGCAGTTTCCGCGCCGGAAATAAACGCCGCTTCCAAGGCATTAAACACCGCTTCCGGCATGTCCCCGTAATATTTGGGTTGGTCGTAGTATTCGGATACTTTTATTTCGATTGTTTCCGGTTCCATTATGCACAGTTATTTTTATCGAATTTTTGATTTTAGGCACTTTTGTACGTTGGGCGGTAGAAAGTATAGCTATATATACTTGCGTTGAAATTTGGGGCATTTCTGCCCGTTTCCTATAAGCGTACTATGAAAAGCCATACTATTACATAGCGCAAACGTACTGCAATGCTTTATTTTTCGCTTAGCTTTTCAATTACAGATATAAGTCGGGCTATTTGGCTATCCTTTTCTTTTATCATTTCTTGATAGCCTTTTTGCAGTTCAATCAAACCCGCAATATCGTTAGTTGTAACTTGGTTCCCGTTGCCGGCAACGGCGGTGTTGTTATTTCCCGAAATGCGGTTTGTATTATCTCCGTTCCGCATTGTGCCGTCGCCGGTAAGTAACCACATGGGATTAAGCTCCGGGAATTTTTCGCCGATAGCCTTCATCTTATCGGGCTGTATAGATTGGCGTATATTATTGACATAAGACGACGAAACGCCTATTTGCCTACAAAATTCCCGTTCACTAATATTTAGGGTTTTGATATACTCCCTAAGTCTTTCTTTTACACCCATATAACACGATTTTAGAAGGTTTCAAAAAATATTTTTCGCTTTTTGTATAGCAAAAATTTGCTTGTTGTACTGCAATGCTATATATTTGCATTGTGTAACCGATACGATTGCAAAGGTATAATAATAATACGCTCCGAGCAAATAAGCGGCATAGCAAAAAATACCTAAGCAATTTAAGCGACAATGAATTATGAAGTACGATACGACATTTATTAACCGAAACTTCCTTTTGAAAGTTTACGGAGTAGACAGCGAAAACAGAAGGATAAACCGCCTTGTAGGGGTTTCCGGCTTGGTGGGGTTAATCGGTGTAGAGCTTACCGAAAAATTCATTACCCGCGCACTTAACAGCAAGAAAGACAGCGTAAAATGTTGCCTACGCAGAGGATTACAAGTAACACTATATTTCAAATAGAAGATGAAAAAGACAGCAATAGTTAATGGCAAAGCAAGGCGTATAGAATTTTCGTACGCGGTAGGCGAAACTATTTCGCTAAGCAATACCGAGGTAAAAAAGCCTTGGGGACGGGTTACGGAAAGGGTAACAGTTTCAAAACTAACCTTTACGATTAACGGGAAGACCTACGAGGGAACGCGCACCTTCAAGGTTGCCGGCGGCCCCTATTCGGAAACCTTCGAGTTCGACGGGAATAGCTTTGCTTCCCATAAACAAGCAATTGAATACATACTTAACAATATTGAGAAATGAGCGAAACGACAATTTACAAAGAAGGATTTAACGCCGGCTTTATGCAGCTTCGACAAATTGACGTAGAGGCCGCCACTAAGGAGCTTTGGCAGGCGTTGGGGATTAACAACCGCAACACTTTCGCGGCTTACAAGTTCGGACGTATCGAACCCAAGGCAAGCCAAGCCGTCGCCGTCGAATTGGTATTTAGGAAGTACGGCGTTACTACAAACATTTGGGGAAAATAGAAATGAGAGCCGAAGCAGGACTAACGCAGCGAGAAACCCAAATAGCCGAATTGTTGGCTTGGGGAGCCGCAAAAAAGGAAGTGGCCGACAGGCTTTCTATTTCGCCCCGAACGGTTGAGAATACCGCGCGAAATATTTATAGCAAGATAGGAATACAGAAGGCTACGGAGCTTTGCGTATGGTGGTTCTGCACACATTGCGGCGTTTCTTTCGACCTATCCCCTATAAAACGGACAATTATAGCCTGCTTCTTCCTTGCGATTATTCTACCGCATGAATTGTACGCCCAAGGCGACACCTACCGACTGTTCAGAAGCCGCAAGGCTGCCGAACGTACAGCGACACGAAGAACCGGAAGACGGCAGGAATACGAATTAGATTTTTGGGAACTATAAAAGGCAAAGGCTATGAAGCAACTAATTAAAGAATTGTCCCTTTCGGGATTGACGCTAAAACAGAAGGCGATAGTATGGTATTTCGTTATATCGTTTTGCCTTCTTGCAAGCACGGCGGAAGCCCCGTTTTGGTTCTTGTTTTTAGAGGTTGCCAACTTCGCTAATGCCGCCCGCATTATAAAACGGGTCCCACCACCGGAAGACCCGCAAGACAGTTAGGTATGGCAGACTTAAATACAAGACTTATAGACCTTACGGCGGGGGAATTATTGGAACTAATAGGGAAAGGACAAAGCCCCCGGATAGAAGTAGACGTTACCAAAGACCCAAATAAAAAGTACGTCTACGGCCGGGCCGGGATTGCCGAACTATTCAAATGTTCCAAGACTACCGCCAGCCGCATAAAGCAAAGCGGATTAATCGACGGCGCATATAAGCAGGTCGGAAGGTTGATAATAGTAGATGCGGAAAAAGCCTTAGAGTTGGCCGCAAAGCGAGCAAAGAAAAGTAACAACCGAAATAAATAACTTGTTATGAGCAAGAAGGTAACATTAAAAGAATTGACCCTTAAAAACTTTAAGGGTATTAGGGACTTGGCCGTAAAATTCGGCGAAGTAACCACCATTGCCGGCGCAAACGCGACGGGTAAAAGCACCGTTTTCGACGCTTTTACTTGGGTGCTTTTCGGCAAAGACAGTAACGACCGTACGGATAGCGGGAAAGGCGCATTTACCGTTAAGACGGTCGGCCCGGACGGGAACCCTATACTTAAATTGGAACATTCCGTAACGGCGGTTTTAGACGTAAACGGCGAAGAAGTAGCCCTTACCCGCACCCTTACGGAAGATTGGGTAAAACCGCGCGGCAAGGCCGAAGTAGAACTTAAAGGAAATACTACGCATTACTTCTGCAATGGCGTAGAAATTAAGGCGGGAGCGTTCCAAGAGAAAGTAACGGCCATAACCGAAGAACAACTTTTTAAGTTAATTACGAACCCGGCTTACTTCCCTTCGTTGGATTGGAAGACCCAGCGCGAAATATTGCTACGCATTGCCGGGGGTGTAACATACGAAGAAGTGGCCGCCGGTCGCGCCGATTTTGCGGCTATCCTTTCGCTGCTTTCCGGTAAAGATTTGGCGGAGTTCAAGCAAGAAATAGCCTACCGCAAAAGCCGGATTAAGGAAGGTTTGGGGAAATGCCCTATCGAGATTAACGCAATAGACAGCGTTACGCCCGAAGCACCGGATTACGAAGCCTTGGAAGCCGAAAAGGTACGCTTATCCGCCGAATTGGAAGAAGTGGAAACGGCTATTACGGACGTTGCAGAAACGGCCCGCAAACACTACGAAGGGGTGCAGGGAAAACGCAAAGCGATTAACGACCTTCGGAACCAGCAGCAAGATATAATTTTTCGGGCAAGGCAGGCGGCCCAAAAGGAAGGCTACGAGAAGAATGCCAAACGTAACGAGGTTAAGACCAGCTACGAAATAACCAAGCGGGAAGCAGAAAATTATAATACCGCTTCGGAAAACGGCCTTTCCGATATTCGCTATACTATTAAAACCCTTACTTCCGAAATAGCGGGCTTATCCGCCAAGGTGGAAGCCAAGCGCGAAGAATGGAATACGCGGAACGCCGAAGAATACAAAGTAAGTACCGACGGCCTTATTTGCCCGATATACGAAACCTTATGCTCGGACGCAAGCGTTTTGCGTATGGACGCTATTGCCAAAGAGAAGGCGCGGGCCAAATTCGACGAAGCCAAGACCCGCGACCTTACCCGGATTACCGAAGAAGGCAAAACGCTAAACCAGCGAATAGCCGAAAAGAAAGCCCGGTTACAGGAATTGGAAGCCCAACTTTCCGAACGTATGGAAGTTATCGCCGCCAAGAAAGCCGAATACGCGAAGAAGTTACAGGACTTGGAAGCGGAAATAGCCGCCAACCCGGAAGTAACCGTATCTACCGACATTATCCCCGAAGACTTACCCGAATGGAAGGAGATAGAAGCCCGGATAGCCGAAATATCCGCTACCATTTCGGATATACCGGCGGCCGATACTACCGAGCTTACCGCCAAGAAACGGGAACTTACGGCCCTTTTGGACGAAGTAAAACAAAAGCTAAATATTCGGGCTACCATTGAAAAGAACGCCGCAAAGAAGGCCGAAATATTGGCGCGGGAAAAGGAATTAGCCCAGCAGCAAGCAGACTTAGAAAAGCAGGAATTTACGATAGACGAACTTAATAAGGCCCGAATGGACGAAGTAGAACGCCGGGTAAATAGTAAGTTCCAAACCGTCCGCTTCCGAATGTTCGAAGCCCAGCTAAATGGCGGCGAAACCCCTACTTGTATCGCAATGGTAGACGGGGTTAAGTACGCAGACCTCAATACTGCCGGAAAGATAAACGCCGGGCTTGACATCATTAACACGCTTTGCCTGTATCACGGGGTAAGCGCACCGGTATTCATCGACAACGCCGAAAGCGTAAACCAACTATTCCCGGTTGCTTCCCAGCTTGTAAAATTGGTTGTAACCACCGACAGAGAATTAACCATTAACCACTTATAAAAATTAAAGTTATGAACGAGAACAAAGAAAAGCGCGAGTTCGCGCAGCAGTTGGAGCAAATCGCCGAAACGCTTACGCAGGCGGTAAAAGACAACGAAGGCCGGGCCTTTATCCTTATCGGCACGGACGTTAAGGACAATAAGGACGGCGAAAGCGAGAATGTGCAGGGCGTAATAGCAGTAGGCGGTAACGGTGGGCAAGTAATAAAGGGGTTGGCGAATTTCTTCACCGAAAAACAAACCGCGCCGCTTGCTGCCGAAGCTATGGAATTAGCGACCTTGAAGAAGTTAAGCCGACTTCTTGAAAACGAATAACAACCTATAAAAATTATGAGTTATGGCAGAAGAAAAAGGATTAACCGTAATTGACGAAGCAAAGCGGAAATTTGAACTTGCCTGTAAGGACGCTTCGGCCTTGCAGATTGTAAACAACTTCGGCGCGGCATTTACTGCCGTAAACGTAATTGCCCTTTTGCGCGAAGCTCTTTCCGACGAAGTAATGGAGCGTGTATTTATGCCGCTTATGAACACGAAGGTAGGCTTTCTTACCGACCGTAACGGGCGGCCGCGTAAAAACGGGACGGTACAACCGCTTTATACTATCCCGGTTGTTCGGGACGCGATTATAGACGCGGTAAGTATCGGGCTTCTTCCGACCGGCAACCAATTTAATATTATTGCCGAACGAATGTACCCGACCAAGGAAGGCTATACGGCCCTTCTTCGGAAACTCGGCGTAAAATACTTCATCGACGTATCATTTGACAAAGGCCAAACCGCCGGATTTGCGGAGGTGCCTTGCAAAATCAGCTACACGTACAACGGAGAAAAAAACAGCTTCGGAATAGTGGCAACCGTGAAGAAGGACGATTACAGCAGCCCCGACCAAATCCGGGGTAAAGCCGAACGCCGTGCCAAAAAAGCCCTTTACGAGTATATAACCGGTTGCGACTTCGGCGACGCGGACGAACAAAGCGGCCCCGTTGAAGACGTAGAATATAAGGACGTTACCCACGAGGTAGAAGCCGAGGTTAAAAACAATGCCAACACAGGCGGAACACTTGATTTCGGCCAAGCAGGAACGAACGGAACCCAGCAAGTACCTAAAACACCCGGATTCTAATATGAAAGTAATTTTTGGTATTGCCTTTTTGACGGCAAAGGACATCGACACAATGAACGCCCGTATTAACAAAGCGGCGGACATGGCGAAGGAGAGCGAACAGAGCGTAGCCCAGCAGGGCAAAGCCCTTAACCGATTTTCGGGCAAGTTCGATACGGCTATGGACTTCATCGGCCGGAACCTTCCGCTAAAAAGGAAACGTAAAGCATTTCGCAAAATCGTAGAAGCGTAGTACAATGGTTCTAAAAGTATTAGGCAGTAGCAGCCAAGGAAATAGCTACATTTTGGAGAACGACCGCGAAGCCTTGTTATTGGAAGCGGGCGTAAGATTCGCCAGCGTGAAGCAAGCGTTAGACTACAATATAACGAAGGTTGTAGGCTGCCTAATTACCCACGAACACAAAGACCACGCAGGCTACATTAACGAAGTATTGAAAGCTACCGTACCCGTCTACGCTTCGGCCGGTACAATTGAGAACACCCCAATAGAAGACCCGCACCGCGCGAATGTTTGCAAAGCCGGAAGTCTTTTTACCCTCGGCGGTTTCCGAATTATTCCTTTCGGGACTAAGCACGATTCCGCCGAGCCTTTGGGGTTCTTCATCAACCACGAAGAAACGGGTAATATCCTATTCGCTACCGATACCTATTACTTGCCCTGCAAGTTCGCGGGACTTAATAACGTATTGATAGAATGTAATTACCGCTTAGACCTATTGGACGCGAATATAGCGGCCGGGCGTATTCCCGCCGTTGTTCGGAACCGTACGCTAAAATCGCATTTAAGTTACGACCATTGCGTACAGGCGTTACAAGCCAACGATATAAAGGGGGTAAATAATATTGTTCTTATCCACCTTTCCGACGGTAACAGCAACGCCGAACAATTCCGGGCCGGAGTGCGAGCCGCAACCGGTAAGACCGTACATATAGCCGAAGCGGGGCTAATAATCAATTTCAACAAAACCCCCTTTTGATATGATTAAAGGATTTGACCAAGAAACGCAGCCCTTAAACGATTACGAAATGGGCGTACTTCTTCCGCTTCTCGTACGGGGGCTTAGGACGAAAATAGGGCGCGAAAATGCCGTAACAAACAAGCATATCGTAAGCAGCCTTAAAGGCTCCTATAAACTAAACGACGCACGGGTAAGGAAGATTATAAACCACATAAGGACAAACGACCTTATACCGGGCTTAATAGCCACCTCCGACGGGTATTTTATCGCCCAAAGCGAAGCGGAACTATTGGAGTACGAAGAAAGCCTAAAAGGGCGTGAAGACGCTATTAGGGCCGTCCGGTTGAGTATTGCGCGACAAAGGCGAATACTTTACGAGCAAAAGAGGGAAGAAAAGCAAAGTTCACTTTTTAACAAATAACAAAATGGAAAAGCAGTTTTTTATGGTTTACGCCGAAGGCCAAGGCGCACCGACGTACAAACACGAGAACGAACAGGCGGCCAGCAAGGAAGCCGAACGATTGGCCGAGAAATTAGGGGTTAATACGACCGTATTACAGGCCGTAAAAACAGTTGCCCCGAAGGATATTACCAAGCGCGTAAAAACCTACGCGGACGCTTGCGCGGTGCTTGGTATTGAGCCGATGAACGAAACCGTATTAGCGAAGTTGGGCTTTACCAAGGACGAAATAGCCTACCGTAAGTTAAAGACCATTGCCGAAGCCCTTAACGAAGGTTGGCGGCCGGATTGGACCAATAGCAACGAGTACAAATATTGGCCTTGGTTCGTGTATTCCGGCGCGACTGCCGGCTTTTCGTGCGCGTCTACGGCTTACGCGGCTTCGGATACGACTGCGCTTGTCGGCTCCCGGCTTTGCTATAAAACCCGTGAACTCGCCACGTACGCGGGCCGTCAGTTCGAAGGTATTTATAACGATTTTCTTTTAATCAAAAAATAACGAAACATGGAAAGAGAATTAGGGAAAGACCTCGAACAAGGCAAGAAGCGCGTAGCCTTCCTTATGGATAATTGCGACGCGGTGGAAGAAAAGGGGTATATGAAACCTTTTACCCCGGAAGAATTGGCCCGCATGAAAGAAAGCCTTTCGGAAACGGACATCGAAATTAACGACATCGAGGAAGAAAAAACGGCCGCGATGAAGGACTTTAAGGCCCGTTTGGAACCCCTTACGACGGAGCGAAAAAAGACCTTGGAAGGACTGAAAAAGAAGGCCGAATTTGTTACCGAAAGGTGCTTTAAGTTCATCGACCAAGAAGCCCGCGAAGTCGGCTATTACAATGAAAACGGCGACCTTATCGAGAGCCGGCCGGCGTACAGCGAAGAATTACAAACAACACTTTTTCAAATCGGAAGAAAAACAGGTACTAACAACTAAAAAGCAAAACAATGACGAAGCAAGATTTAATTACGGTCGTTGGGAGTAAAACCGGGCAAAACGATAGCCACGTAAGGCCGATTATCGAAGCCACATTAGACGCAATTAAGGAATGCGTACAGCGCAAGGAACCCGTTTACCTTCGTGGCTTCGGAACCTTCCAGCCGAAGAAACGGGCCGAAAAGAAAGCCCGTAACATTACCGCCGGTACTACGATTATCGTACCGGCGCACGAAGTAGCCCACTTCAAACCAAGTAAAAGTTTCACAATCAACAAGTAAAAAAGTATGGACGAAAACAAAAAAGTAGTAGTAAACCTTCCCGAAGGAACTACGCAGGCGGAAATTATCGTACGTGAGGGCGAGGCCCCCGCAGTTCTTGCCCCCAAGCCCCCGGTAAAAATCGACCTTTCCGGTGTTATCGGTGCGCCGGTTGAATTTTTGGAATTACGGCGGTACGATTCCGAACAAATTAACCCGTTGCGCTGCCACGTCTTAGTAGACCGTGAACAGGTAAGTATTACCCTTATCACGAACGAAGACGACGAATATAGACGCGGGCGAATCGTTGGAAAACTGACTACGCACCCCAAATTTTCCGAATTTGGGATTAACGCCGGCAAAGGTTGGGAACCTAACGAGTTGGGGCAGTTCTTCAAAATGAACCGCGCATTTTTCCCGGACAAAACCGCGAATATGAAGCTCGTAACCGAACTTAAAAACTTCGAAGCTACCGTAAATTCCAAGGTAGAGAAGCAAAAGAGCGAAAAGGGCGACTTCAAAGACAATTATAGCGGCGTGGTTATGAGTAACCTGCCGGAAGCCTTTACCCTTCAAATTCCGATTTTCAAAGGTATGCCGGCGGAAACTATCGAAGTGGAATTTTACGCTTCGGTAAACGGCCGCGACGTAACCCTACAACTTGTAAGCCCCGGAGCGTGCCAGCTTTTGGAAGACCTGCGCGACCGAATTATAGACGTGCAGGTAGCCCGCATTCGGGAACTAAGCCCCGAAATTGCGATTATCGAGCAATAGCAGTATTAACCCAGCTACCCCGGTTTCCGGGCCGGGGTAGCTTTTCAAAAGTAACAAAATGGCAAAAAGATTTATAGATACCGACCTATTTAAGAAACGATTTATAAGGGACTTACCGCCCGCTTATAAATTGCTTTGGGTGTACCTTTTTTGCGAGTGCGACAACGCCGGAATATGGGAAGTAGACTTAGAGGTAGCCGGGCTTTATTGCGGCGAAACGTACGATTTAGAGGACTTCGAAAAAGCCTTTGCCGGAAGAATCCATTTCTTCAATAACGGAAGCAAAGCGTTTTTACCCGAATTTATCATATTTCAGTACGGCGGGTTATCGAACTTGAACCCTACGAACAACGCGCATAAATCGGTATTGCAAAAACTTGAAAAATACGACCTTATGCGGGTTTTGAACGAAGGTATTACCCAGCTACCGCAAGGGCCGACGTTAGGTGCTGGCAAGCCCCAAGGCAAGGGTAAGGCAGCCCCTAAAACAAAAGGCGGTACAATCTTTCAGAAACCTACCTTAGAAGAAGTTGCGGCGTATTGCCAAGAACGGGGCAACGACGTAGACCCGCAAGCGTGGATAGATTACTATACTTCTAACGGTTGGAAGGTGGGCCGCAACTGTATGAAGGATTGGAGAGCAGCGGTTAGAACTTGGGAGCGTAACGAAAAAGGGAATAGCGGAAATGGACGAAAAGGACAACAAACAGGGGCCGCAACGGGTAGACTTGGCGCGGTTCCGGGCGGTACTTCAAAAAAGAAATATACCGATACGCTTTAAGGTCGATAAATACACCGAAGACGTGCCGGCAATGTTGCGCGAATGTTATATAGCCGAAGTTATGCGGCGGCGTATGCAGTTCATCGACGACGAAGCAACCCAAAGCCATATAGAAAAGGCGGCAAAATGGCTGACGGGAAACCATAAACCGGGGCTTCTTCTTCATGGAACAGTAGGCAATGGCAAAACAACCTTAGTTCGTGCAATAGGTAGCCTTATAGGGGTACTGTACGAAAGCCTATATTCAGACCGGCGTAAAAATGTTTTGGCGGTATCGGCTTTGGAACTTGCAGACATAGCCAAGAACCAGCCGGAACGCTTCGACTACATTAAGAAAGCCGAGTTATTGGCGATTGACGACGTAGGTACGGAACCTTCCGTAGTGAAGGTTTGGGGAAACGAAATTAGTCCTTTTGTCGATACGATTTACTACCGGTATGACCGGCAGAAGTTTACAATTATGACCAGCAATCTAAGCGCGGAAGACCTGGCAGATAAATACGGCGAACGGATAGCCGACCGATTTACGGAAATGTTCGACAGAATAGCGTTTGAAAATTACTCTTATAGAAAATAATAGCCAATATGGAAAAGATATACATTTCAGGCCGAATTAGCGGCCTACCAATAGAAGAAGTAGCGGCAAAGTTCGACGAAACGGAAACCAAGTTAAAAGCCCAAGGTTACGAAGTGATAAACCCGCTTAAAAACGGTATTCCGGCTACCGCCTCTTGGGAAGCCCATGTAGCTATGGACGTTCTTCTACTTATGGGGTGCGACGCTATTTATTTGTTGCCCGATTGGGGATTTTCCAAAGGGGCTACGCTTGAAAAGAATTTAGCCGAACTAACGGGAAAGACAATTATTTACGAAGAAGTACCTGCCTTCCAGCACATAAAGCAGGCGATAGCCGAAGGCATGGGCGTTTCATTCTTCGATATTATAGGCGAAAGTAGAGAGCAAAAACACGTCTTTTCCCGTATGATTTTCGCCCAGCTATGCCGTGAAGAAGGGGCAACGGTGGTAAGGATTGCAAAAGAGATGAAGCGGAACCATGCTACTATTATCTACTACCTCAGAAAGTACCCGGATGATTACCGATATACCCCCGAATTTAGGGCTTATGCAAACGCAGTCAAAGCCCACCTATCAAAAGACTAATTTTCCGCGAAAGCGTCTGACTATAATACGAAATGGACAACATTAGATTACTATATATAGACTTGTTTTGCGGTGCGGGTGGAACAAGTACAGGCGTAGAGAAGGCCAACTATAAGGAGCGAAAATGCGCGAAGGTTATAGCTTGCGTAAACCACGACGCGAACGCCATAGCGAGCCACGCGGCCAATCATCCCGAAGCGCAGCACTATACGGAAGATATGCGAACCTTGGACTTACGCCCATTGGCAGAACATACCGCCGAAATGCGCCGAATGTACCCTATGGCGAAAGTTGTGCTTTGGGCTTCGCTTGAATGTACCAATTTCAGCCGGGCCAAAGGCGGCCAGCCCCGCGACGCAGATAGCCGTACCCTTGCCGAACACTTGTTTAGGTACATAGAAGCTCTTACCCCCGATTATATCCAAATCGAGAACGTAGAAGAATTTATGAGCTGGGGCGACTTGGACGAAAACGGAAAACCGATTAGCAGGGACAAAGGGCGGCTTTATACCAATTGGGTAGATAACGTAAAAGCCTACGGGTACAAGTTCGACCATAGAATACTTAATGCAGCGGATTATGGGGCATATACCAGCCGAAAGCGTTTCTTCGGGATATTTGCCAAACCGTACCTACCTATTGTATGGCCGAAGCCTACCCACTCAAAGACCGGGGGCGGCGACCTTTTCGGCAGCTTGGCGAAGTGGAAACCCGTAAAGGAAGTTTTGGACTTTGCCGATGAAGGGGAAAGTATCTTTAATCGTAAAAAACCGCTTTCGCCTAAGACCTTGGAACGCATATACGCGGGCCTTATAAAGTTCGTAGCAGGCGGGAAGGATTCGTTTTTGATTAAATATAATTCAGTCAATAAGAAGACGGGTAAGCATATCCCGCCTTCGATAGATGAACCATGCCCTACCGTAGCTTGCCAAAACAGGTTAGGGATAGCGAACATTCATTTTCTCGCAAAGCATTTTAGCGGACACCCGGAAAGCAAGGTTTCCAGCGTAGACAACGTAGCGGGAACCATTACGACCGTAGACCACCATAGTTTAGTAGGGGCCGAATTTCTTTCGGCATACTATGGAAACGGTAATAATCATTCCGTAAATATGCCTTCGCCCACTATTACAACGAAAGATAGGTTTTCGGTGGTAAAGCCGGAATTTATAGCGAACAATTATAGCGGCGGCGGGCAATTATCATCCTTGGATAACCCTTGCCCGGCGGTAATGACGAATCCCAAGCAAAACGTAATAGCCTGCAAATGGTATCTTATGAACCCTCAATTTTCTAACGCCGGCGGTTCCGTCGAAAAGCCGTGCTTTACCCTTATCGCCAAAATGGATAAAAAGCCCCCGTACCTTATTGCTACGGAGTGCGGACAATTGGCAATAGAGATTTACGAAACCGATAGCGGCCCAATGCGGAAAATAAAGGAGTTTATGGCCCTTTACGGTATCGTCGATATAAAAATGCGAATGTTAAAAATTATCGAGTTAAAACGAATTATGGGCTTCCCAGAAAACTACACCCTTATAGGGACGCAAGCCGACCAAAAGAAGTTTATCGGCAATGCGGTAGAAGTGAATATAGCCCGTGTTCTTTGCGAAGCCTTGGTAGAAGAAATAACAACCGAATTACTAAAAGTAGCCTAAGCAATGACAATACAGGAACTAAACACGCGCCAAGGTTGGACGCTAAGCCAAAAGATAGACCACGCAGTAGGGACGGTAGAAGCCTTCCTTTCCCGTACGGGTAAAGTCCCCTACGTTTCCTTTTCCGGCGGCAAGGATTCTACCGTATTGCTCGACATAGTGCGGCGGTTTGTCGATAGGGATATAAAGGCGGTCTTTTGCAATACCGGCAACGAGTACCCCGAAATAGTGCGCTTCGTCAGAAGCACCGAGAACGTAACGATAATACGACCGGGTATTACGGTTAGGGAAGTTATCGGTAAGTATGGCTTCCCGCTTATATCGAAAGAACAGGCGCACGGCATACGCCAAGCCAAAACGACCAAAAGCGAAAAGCTACTTTCTATTCGCCTTCACGGAACAGATAAAACGCGCGGGTACACAAGTGGAAAGATTGCCGACCGTTGGCAGTATCTAATAAAACAGCCTTTTATGGTTTCGGAACGATGTTGCGAATGCCTAAAAAAACGGCCTTTTGCGAAGTATAATAAGCAGACCGGCGAAGTACCGATATTGGGTATTATGGCCGGCGAAAGCGATTTAAGAAAACGGGAGTATATACGGCGGGGCGGTTGCAATTCATTCCAAAATAACCATATAGCAAGTTATCCGATAAGCATTTGGACGGACGCGGATATATGGGCTTACTTGCGGAAATTCAAAGTTCCGTACTGCGAACTATACGATAAGGGGCACACCCGAACCGGTTGTATGTTTTGCGGCTTCGGAGCGCACATAGAAAAAATATCGCGATTCGAACTATTGTACGACCTACACCCCAAAGCCTATAACGTCTTTATGAACTACCAAAACAACGGTTATACTTACCGGGAAGCCTTACGCGCTATTGGGGTTCAGCTACCGGACGAAACGCCGCGATTATTCACAAGTAAAGATTTTCAAACCAAATAATTAAAGCAATATGTTAGTATTAGAAGCAATTGGCAACCTCGGAGCGGACGCCATTATTAAAGACCTTAACGGGCAAAAGTACATAGCTTTCAGCGTAGCCCATACCGAAAGCTATAAAGATTCGCAGGGGCAAAGACACGAACGTACGACTTGGGTAAGCTGCCTTAAATACGGAGAAAGCCCGGTAATTAACTATTTGAAGAAAGGAACCCGCGTATTCATTCGCGGCGAACTTTCGGCCAAGGCATACGAAGCCGGCGGAGTATTACAAGCCGGTATAAATTGCCGGGTTAGAGAATTGCAGCTTTTAGGCGGAAACCGGGCCGACCAAACAGAAGTCCCCCAGCAGGCCGTAACGACTTCGGCCGCTGCCCCAACGTATGCGCCGATACAGCCGCCGGCATATCAGCAACCCGAAGAAGTAGACGATTTACCATTTTAACAGTTACCAATATGATAGGAAAGAAATTAAGCCCCGTGCTCGAAGAAATGGAAGCTACCCTTTGGGAGTACGAAGCATTTAACGGGGCAAAACCGAATTACACCTTAGAAGGGTTCCGAGCTTCTACAAAAATATTTATGAGCGCACTCGTAGATAAGTTTTTCGAGAAGCAGCAGGCCGAAGGAGTTAGCCAAGAAGACACCTTAAAAGCCGTCGAAAAATTAGGGCAAGACGTTCGGGCCTTGATTGATGAACCGGACACCTTCGCCCGAAACCTTCCGGTATTCACTATTGACCGGTGGGCGGTAAAGGCCGAACTATGCGAGGAATACGGCTGGCCGAATACAACCCATAGCGGCGCGATTATGTACGAAAATACATACTTCCGCACACGGGGCGAAGCATACGCCTACCTTCTTAAAGAAACGAAAGCCGGGGTTCGGTATTGCCGGTTTTCTGAAAACTTCAAAGAAGGGCTTACCCGTATTGGCTTGGCTATCCGTATCGGATTGCGGGAAGTATGGTTTTGGGTTGCGGCCCGTACTATTGGCCGTTTCATATAATTAAAATAGCCGAAAAGGTACAACAGTATTTATTAACGGTAAAATACAAATAGGTATGTTCGACACAGACAAAGTTATAGTAGTTGCCGACGTTACGAAGCAGCCGTATTTATCGGTCGCTCGTTTTTCGGGCGGGTGCCGGGTAAATGGCGTATTCTACGCCTATGTTCTCCAGCGCGATATTTTGGTACGCGAAGATTGGTTAAAGGCATATTCGGCTATGGATTACGACAAATTTATAGCCGCCGTTAAAACCGGAGCCAAACAGGAATTACCGACTTGCCGGACTTGTAAGCACCGCCAGCGTTGGGAATTGAACGACCATAGCACGAAGATAGTGCAAAGTTGCGCCCTTCAAAAGAGCCGAAGAACGGGTAACGGATTGAAGCGAATAAAGGTAACTAACCCGGCTTGCCGCTTATACGAAAAAGAATAAAATTTATGGGACAAAGCAAAAAAAGACATTGTTGGAGTTGCATATACCTTGAACGAGATGCAACCAGCAATAACGACCATTGCAAGTTACAGAACGTAATAAAAAGTCGCAATGCGATAGCGTGTAAAAAACATAAGATTTGGTATAAAACAAAGGTTAAATGCGACATATAGAAAGCCAAATACAGAAGGACTGCGTTACTTGGTTCCGGTTGCAGTACCCGAAAATAGGCCGCCTTCTTTTCGCGGTTCCGAACGGCGGGGCGAGGAACGCAAAGGAAGCCGCGATTATGAAGGGCGAAGGAGTAACGGCCGGGGTTGCCGACCTTATCCTACTTTACCCTTCCGGCGGGTTTCATTCCCTTTGTATCGAGTTTAAGACCCCCAGCAAAAGCAGCCGGCAGACACCCACGCAAAAGGAGTGGCAAGCGTTGGCCGAAGCGCACGGTAATAAGTACATCGTTTGCCGTTCCTTAGAAGATTTCCAGCAGGTTATACGGGCATATATCCCCCATCTATGTTGGTAACTTTTTAATTATTCTTGGATAAAGAAGCGTATTATAATAATACGCTTCTTTTATTTTTGCGTAACGCGAATATTTACACACAAATAAACGTACGCAGGTATGAAAGAAAAGATTTTACAGGCTCTTACGACCTTTAAGGGCTACTTATTCAGTTCGGACAAATGGCTACATTTAGCGGCGGGCTTTATTATCGCCTTCTTCGTGGGGCTTTTCGGTGTATTCTATGGCCTTTGCGCCGGGATTGCGGCCGCCGCCGGGAAAGAGCTTTACGACAATTTCAGCAAGAAAGGAACCCCGGAAGTTTGGGATTTCATTTTTTCGGTAGTCGGTGTACTTGCCGGTGTCCTTAACGTACTATTGGCCCGCTTAGTCTTCCACTTCATCGTGTAGAGCCTATGACACCGAAGAAGATTATAGAAGCGGATATAGCCCAACTTGTACCGGACGACGTGAATTTTAACAAGGGTACGCAGTTCGGCCAAAGTTTGATAGAAAAGAGCCTGCGCCAATTCGGGGCGGGCCGTTCTATTCTTTTGGATAAGAACAACCGTATTATAGCCGGAAACAAGACCGTAGAAAACGCCGGGCAAATTGGCTTAGAAAAGGTTTTGATAGTCGAAACCACCGGCGAAGAAATAGTAGCGGTAAAGCGTACCGACATAGATTTAGACACGCGGGAAGGGCGCGAACTTGCCTTAGCCGACAATGCGACCGGGGCCGCTAACTTGGCTTGGGACGAAGCGGCACTTACCCAAGCGTCGGATAAGTGGGATATAGCCCCCGACGATTGGGGCGTAGAATTGGAAGGCTACGGCGGAGAAGGCGGCCAAGGGGAAGAAGATACCGAAGAACAGCTTAGAAGACTTAAAGACGACTTCGTAATGCCGCCTTTTTCCGTGCTTAATACCCGTACGGCCGAATGGCAGGAACGCCGCCGCGCTTGGTTGGAAATAGGCATAAAGAGCGAGGAAGGCAGGGACGAAGATTTGACATTTGCCAAATCAGCACAACCGCCTGCCTTTTACGATACCAAAAACGCACTTCGGGAAACCTTGGGGCGGGAACCGTCTACCGATGAATTGTTAGCGGAAATGGAGAAGCAGGGAATACAAGCTATGGCGACTACTTCAATATTCGACCCCGTTCTAACCGAACTTTCCTACCGTTGGTTCAATATTGAGGGCGGCCGCATTTTAGACCCCTTCGCCGGTGGAAGTGTTCGCGGTATCGTAGCGGCAAAATTGAATATGCCGTACGTTGGTAACGACCTTCGGGAGAAACAGGTAGTAGCCAATATCGAGAACGCGAAGGAAGTATTAGGTAACATGCCGGCCGACATTGCGCCGCGTTGGACGGTTGGCGATAGTACGCAGCTTGAAGACGTGTTACAAAAGAACGGCGTTACCGGCGATTTCGATATGGTATTTTCTTGCCCGCCGTACGCAGATTTGGAAGTATATAGCAATGACCCCCGCGATATTTCCAATATGGATTACCCGCAGTTCTTGGAAGCCTACAAAGCCGCAATAAAGCAGGCTTGCGCCCGATTGAAGAACAACCGCTTTGCCGTCTTCGTAGTTGGGGATATTCGAGATAAAAAGGGCATTTACCGCAATTTCATAGGCCACACTATCGAAGCCTTTACGGAGTGCGGCCTAAGCTACTATAACCATTTGATTTTAGTAAACCAGGTAACAAGCCTTGCTATCCGGGTTCGCAAGCAGATGAACACGGGCCGCAAAATTGGCAAGCTACACCAAAACGTATTAGTCTTTTGCAAAGGTTCGGTAGAAGAAACGGTAGACCAATTCGAAGAAGTGCAGGTAACGAAGGCCGTAGAACAGTTCAATAAGACCCGCGCGAATAGCGGCCTTCACGACGACGTATTGGTATTCTACAAAGGCGACCCGAAGGCGATTAAAGAAGAATTTGGAGAATTACACGCGGGGGACGATTTACCGCAATAAGTAAGTAATGGGAAGACCGACGAAATACAATAAGAAGATAGCCGAAAAGATATGTTCGCTTATCGCTACCGACACCTATACGGTGGCGGAAGTATGCCGTATGGTTAAAATTTCCGATTCTACTTATTACGATTGGATTACCCGGTTTCCGGAGTTTTCGGAGAATATAAAAAAGGCCGAAGCGGAACGTATGGCCTTCTTCGTAGCCGAAGCGAAAAAAAGCCTTCTACGAAAGATACAAGGGTACACGGTGCAGGAAAAACACATCACTACGGTAGGTTCCGGCAAGTACGACATAAACGGCAAGGAGATACCGCGAATAAAGGAACAAAAGATAGTCGATAAACACTACCAGCCGGACACGGCAGCGATAATCTTTACACTAACCAACGGAGAGCCGGAGAATTGGAAGAACAGGCAGAACAACGAGGTAACAGGCAAGGACGGTAAGGACTTATTCGGGCAGCTTACCGACGAAGAATTAGACGCACGTATAGCCGAATTGGAAAAGAAATTAGATAAATGACGCGCCAAGAGAAAATAGAGTATATAGCCGCATTGCGGGAAAGGTTGATACGCGAAGCACGTACCGACCTTTTGCCGTTTACCCGTGCTACTATGCCTACTTTCGACCCTGCTGAATTTCATGTACGATATTACCACGTTCTAACCTTATTCGCGGAAGGGAAGATTAAAAAGCTAATGGTATTCATGCCGCCCCAGCACGGCAAAAGCGAAGGTTCTACGCGCCGCCTTCCGGCTTATATACTTGGCCGGAACCCGGACAATAAAATAGCCGTCGTAAGCTATTCGGCACCGAAAGCCCGTAAGTTCAACCGCGAAATACAGCGCATTATAGACACGCCGGAATATGCCGAGATATTCCCGGAAACGCGCCTTAATTCATCGAACATTACGACCGTTGCCGGTGCATGGCTTCGCAATGCCGACGAGTGCGAAATAGTAGGACACCGGGGCGGTTTTAAGACCGTCGGCGTAGGTGGCCCGCTTACGGGCGAACCGGTAGATACCCTGATAATGGACGACATTTATAAGGACGCTAAAACGGCGTGGTCGGCAGTTGTTCGGGAAGCTATCGAAGATTGGTACGATACGGTTGCCGAAACCCGATTACACAACAATAGCCAGCAGCTTATAGTATTTACCCGCTGGCACGAAAAGGACTTAGCCGGCCGCCTATTGGAGCAGCAAGGAATATACGACCCGGTAAACAATCCGAACGGGTGGGTAGTAGTAACCTACCAAGCGATTAAGAAGGGCGCACCTACCGAATACGACCCGCGCGAAGAAGGTACGGCACTATGGCCCGAACGCCACAACTTAGAAAAGTTGGAAGCCATACGCACCCGAAACCCGCACGTATTCGAAAGCCTTTACCAGCAAGACCCCAAACCTTTGCAGGGCCTTATGTACGAAAATCCTTTTAAGGAATACGACATACTGCCGGCCACCAAGCTACGGAAGGTTAAGAACTATACCGATACGGCGGACGAAGGCGCGGATTTCCTTTGCTCGATAACCTACCTTGAAACCGAGATAGGAAACTTTATTTTGGACGTGCTTTATACGGCTAAACCTATGGAGTACACCGAACCCAAAACGGCCGAAATGCTAACCAAACACGCGGTAGAATTGGCCGTAGTAGAGAGCAACAACGGCGGCCGGGGCTTCGCGCGTAATGTAGAGAAACAAGCCCGGTTAATGGGTAACAACAAAACCCGTATTAAGTGGTTCCACCAAAGCCAAAACAAAGCCGTACGCATATTTACGCATAGCGCGGAAGTGCAAAACCTTACCTATTTCCCGCGCGGGTGGGCGCAAATGTGGCCCGATTTCTACCAAGCCCTTACGCACTATATGAAGGTTGGCAAGAACGCCCACGATGACGCGCCGGACGCATTGACCGGAACCGTAGAGCAACGGCCAATTACAGGTAAGAAAAGCGCGGCCGGATATTTCGCATAATGTTTAACTATCAATAGACAATAAAATGAACAGCAAGCAGATTAACGAACTTTTGGCGAGCGAGAACCATAGTACCGCTATTGCCGAATTGAAGAACGGACGTAATGCGACCGAGCCGAACGCGGCCGAATATATCGCCCAGCTTGACCCCCAAGGCCACGACGTAAACGACCCGGTAAAGCGTAGGGATAAGAAGGTAAAAGTAGACCTTTCCGACTTCGATATAAACGACGAAGAAAAGAAGAACATAAAGACCGTTACCAATGGCGACGGGGAAACCGAAAACTTCCGTATCGAGCCGGTAGCCCGCGTAGCCTTGGCGATTCAGAAACTTATAGTAAAGCGGGCCGTAGCCTTCACGTTTGGAAACCCCGTAATTCTTAATGCGGAACCGGAAGAAGGCACCAAGGAAGCCGACGTTTTGAAGGCTGTAAAGCGTGTTTTGTTCGATAACAAAAGCCGCACCCTTAACCGAAAGGTAGCGCGGGGTATGTATAGCAGTAAGGAATCGGCCGAACTTTGGTACCCGGTGGAGAAACCGACGAAAAACTACGGCTTCGATTCAACGCACAAACTTCGGGTAGCCATTTTTAGCCCGTTGTTCGGCGATAGGCTTTACCCCTACTTCGATGAAACGGGCGATATGGTAGCTTTTTCCCGCGAATACGTCGTAAAGGATAGCGCGGGGGTAAAACATACCTATTTCGAAACCTATACCGATACCGAAATACGGAAATGGACGCTTACCAGCAACCAATGGCAGTTATTGGACGGCTACCCCAAGAAGAACCAAATAGGCAAAATCCCGGTTATCTATGGCCGCCAGCCCGCCGTAGAATGGGAAGACGTGCAGAACCTTATAGACCGCTTGGAAAAGTTGCTTTCTAACTTCGCCGATACCAACGACTACCACGCAAGCCCGAAAATCTTTACTACGGGTACTATTTTGGGTTGGGCCAAGAAGGGCGAAAGCGGGGCCGTTATCGAGGGCGAAGAAGGCGCGACCGCACAATATCTAAGCTGGGCGCAAGCCCCCGAAAGCGTCAAATTAGAGATAGAAACCCTTTTGCGTATGATTTACACCATTACGCAAACGCCGGATATTGCTTTCGATTCGGTAAAGGGTATCGGGGCCGTTTCGGGTGTAGCCTTGAAGTTGCTATTTATGGACGCGCACCTAAAAGTACAGGACAAATGCGAGGTGTTCGACGATTATTTACAGCGTCGATTAAGCGTAATACAGGCGTTTTTAGCACAAATGAACGCCAAGGATAAGGCTTTTGTAGACGCTTGCGGTAGCCTTATTATCGAACCCGAAATAGTGCCGTTTATGATTGAGGACGAAGCCGCGAACGTAAACCTTCTTCTTTCGGCCACCGGTCAGAAGGCTATTTGTTCGCGGAAGACAGCCGTACAACAGTTGGGCTGGGTAAACGACACGGAAGAAGAAATAGCCCAAATCGAAAGCGAAGAAGGCGGGCAAATGTATAACGACCTTTTAGGGCAAGAACCAACAATTTAAGATTATGGCAATAAAGGCAAAATTCGACATAGATAAACTTTTTGAAGGGGTTTACGCGAAGGTAGAAGACATACAGGACGCAGTAATAGAAGCTATAAAAGCCGCTTGTTTGCAGACCGTAGCCAATGCAAGAAGGTTAGATACTTACAAAGACCGAACGACGTTACTACGCTCTTCTATCGGATTTGTTATTTACGACCACGGGACGAAGGTAGCGGATAACTTCGAAGCAAGAAACGGGGAAAAAGGGAGCGAAGGAGCTGCCCTCGGTAAAAGAGTTGCAGAGCAAGCCGCCGCAAGTTGGCCTAACTCTATTGTCGCCGTAGTTGTTGCCGGGGCCGACTACGCCCTATACGTCGAAAGTAAAGGCTACGACGTAATTAGCGGGCCTTGTAGCGAACTAAACGGGTTATTAAAACAATATTTGGCGCAAGCCGTAGCCAGCTTTAAGTAATGGACGAACAACGAAAAAAGTTAATCCAGTATTTAGCCAACATAGAACGGCAACTTTCCAACCTGTACGGGCGCACTTACCGTGCAGCGTTGGAACTTGCCGAAGTCCGCAAAGCGATAGAAGCCGGCGATACTTTCACTTGGAAAGGAAACCCGGCCGCCGAAAAACGACTTAATCAATACCTAAGCGACCTTGCAACTAAGGCCGGTATAATTATTCAAAACGGCGTACAACGTGGATATATTCAAGGAGAAAAAGACGCACGAACCCCGATACTTACCCAATTAGGTACAACGGACGATAAACGAAAGGCTATAAATGAACTTTGCGAAGCCGCAACAAAGGAACGCAGGGCGCAAGGCATGACCGCTCACGCTTTCGCAACAGCCGAACGCGGGGGACTTACATTGTCTTCGCGCGTATGGAACCTAACAGGCAATGCCAAACAAGAACTTGAAATTATCATACAAAACGGCATACTTGAAGGTAAAGGAGCAAAAGAAATAGCAAGCGGGATAAAGGGTTATTTGAATAATCCTAACGCATTATTTCGACGGGTACGGAATAAGGAAACCGGGAACCTTGAACTAAGCGAAGCGGCGAAAAAGTACCACCCCGGCCAAGGCGTATATAGGTCGGCGTATAAAAACGCCTTGCGCTTGGTTCGTACCGAAATGAACGCCGCCTACCGTCGTGCAGAGTGGGAAAGCTACCAAAATAACCCACTTATTACCGGGTATGAAATTCGGCTAAGTAACAACCACACGACCACCGTAAACGGTAAGGTAAAGCGGCTTGTAGACATTTGCGATACTATGGCAGGCCGATACCCTAAGACTTTCCGGTGGACGGGGTGGCACCCTAATTGCCGGTGTGTTATGGTTCCTATCGTCATAACGCCCCAAGACTTCGGCAAATACTTGAAGGCTAAGCGGGCTAAGAAATTGGAAGAATGGCAGCCGAAAGACCGGAAAAGTAAACAAGTCGTAGAGGTACCGAAAGAACTAATACAATGGATTGATACAAAACAACGACAATTAAGAGCGGCCAAAGTAAAACCCGATTTTGTAGGCGACAACAAAGGTATAATAGCACTTACCCAGCAGAAGAAAGTATTATCCTTATTTGCCGGAACCTTACAGCAGTTCGCCGATACATTGTTTAAGACCGGGCGCAGCATGGGGCAAGTAAAGCAAATAGGACGGGTAGACGACATTGTACGCGAAGATATGGCAAAGAAGGGCCGTAGTTTGGAAACGGAAACTATTATAGTTCTTGACCGGACGGTATTAAAGTACATAGGCCACCCCAAAGAAAGCAAAGGGGCCACCGTAGCAGTTACTCGATACGGGGAAATAGAAACCGCCATAAACGCGCCGACCCATATTTACGAAGACCTAAATTCTAAGGAATTGGTTTACGTCTATACCCACCCTTACGAGAAAGGCAAGGTTATAAAGGTCGTAGTACACCCGAATTATAAGTACAAGGGAATAACCGCCAACGTCGCTAAGTCTTGGGGAGTAGTTGATGAAGAACAAATGACACATTCGTATTATCGGAAAATAAAATAGGGAAGCGCAAAACTTCCCTATTTTTATAAATAACCGAGCAAGGCAGGCGACGACCCTGCAATATGTCATCCTTTGAGGAAGACCCCGCTACCACTTTGCGACCATCAAGCCCGGTTATTGCTATGCTACCACAAAGGTAATATTATTTCTAAATTTCGCCTATTTCTTCGCCGTCGATTTTATCCATTACAGACCGGCAAAGAAAATTTTGCAAAACAGACATAAGCCTTTCAAATGCCGGGCCGTATTCTTTCATCAGCATTTTTGCCGAAACTTCATTACTTCCAAAAGCCGAATTAAGAGCGTGTACCGTTAGGTTGTAATGGTCATTAAGAACCGCAATACATTCTACAAGTTTGCGCGTTCCTTCGCTTGCTTTCAAATTATTGCTTACCGTAGTTTTCATAGCGCGCCCTCCTCGTCGTTTAACATTTCCCAAAGGAACCGGCGGCCGCGTTCCGTTACCGTCGTGTAAATCTTCGTTCCTACCGTATCGTCATAATTGACGTATTTACAGGTTCGAGTTGTGAAATACCCTTTGTCCGCTACCTTTGCCGTCGGTTGCCATTGCCCCGACTGAAAATAAAGAACCCCGATACGTTTCAGCCATTTTGTAAGGACATGAACAGAGCGAAGCCCCAGCGCGTGCGCCGTTTGCGTAAGCGTATAATCGCTTTTGGATTGAAGAACCTCGTTAGCATAGGCCGCCGCCGGTATCAACTTCTTTTGTTTTTCGTTGATATAGTCGATTTGCCCCTGCATTTTTACCGTTTGTTTTTGCAAGGCTTCGGCCCGTGCTGCTTCATATTCCGCCCGGACGCGCTGCGCTTCTATTTGGCGTTGGGCAATTAACAACGCCTTCGCCATTATATCCGCTTCGCTTTCCCCTTCGTCTGCCGGGATATACCCGCCCGTCTTCCGAATGGTGGGTAGGACTTCTTCCACTACCCAATCTTGGAACGCTTCCGCTTCTTTCTTCCGACTTTGGAAAATACAACGGTATAGGTTAGGTTCATCAATGAATAACATTTGTTGGGTTCCGCTTTTGGTAGGGGTATAATTAGTAATGATACCCTCTGCTTTTAATCTTGTTTTTGTTTGGCTTGCGTTCCCCAGCCCTAACGATTGGCAAACATCAGATAGGCAAAACCACGCTTGCCCCTTTTCATTGGATTGTACCCGCATTTGCCCGAAAGCGGGATTTTTGAAGATTTGAACGCTCGCAGCGTTCGGGGTAATAGTTGTTTCCATTGTTGTACGCATTTAATGGATAACAGGCGAAAGAAAAACGGCCCCGCCTTTCCCGTTGCGTTACACCTCAGTCGGCAGTAGTGGCATTAACCAGCTACACGGGGGTACGAAGCCGTAAATATCTATTCGTAAATAGCAAGCATAAAAAACGCCCGCACAATTTGGCGAGCTTCCGCACGCCGACTAAAATGTAACGCATTACAAAAGTACGCTTTACTTTTCGCTTGTGCAAGCGTTTCGCAAAAATAGTTGTTCTTAGGGGGGACGAAAATAGCAAAAATTACCGATTTAGTATTATGATAATACGGGAATGAATAAAAACAAGCCCCTTTTTGGGGGCTTGTGGTATAAGTTGCACGTAAGA